ATTCATGATTCAGGCGATTAGAACTATTAGCCCGCGTACCAATGAAAATTCTCCTACATTAATTTTGAAAGATGGTCAATTCAAGCGATATAGAGATGATGGATCATGCTATATGGTTCGCTGTATCTGGACTGACCAGAATCTAACTCCATTATATTTTGAGGAAATAGATGAAGATGAATATTATGATGTTCTTTATAAAGCAGATCTCAATCCGAAAGACATTTATGGCGAGAGTTGGATCAAGCATGTCATGGCGGTGAATCGGGTAATTAATTCGCTGGAATCCTCAGCATTTGAATATAACTACCGTGTAGCCAAAGGACGTATCGTAGTTGATAAAGATTCAGGAGTGAAACAGATTCACAACGTTCATGGGGAGATTATTTCGAAGAATAGAGGGTCAGAAGTCAAAGCATTGGATATGTCCCCCCTTCCCGTAGCAGTTCCCCAGCAAATCGAACGCATGTGGAGGTACTTGGAAGACATTTCAGGTCTTCACGAGGCTTCATTAGGCCGGATTCCTACCGGAGTGAAGTCAGGAGTCGGTGTAGCGGAACTAAAACAAGCCGATGCCACCTCTCAAGACGATTTAGTAGACAATTTAGAGGACTTTTTGGAAGAAGTAGCACGGAAACTTCTGAAAGTAATCGCTAAAAACATGGATACCTACCAGATAATCAAAGATTTGGGTGCGAGAGAGGGTCAGGAGAAATATTTCGTGGCTATTGGTGAGAAATTCAACAAGAAAAAGGGCAAAGCCCAGATTCCGGGTCACGAAGGACAGATAAAAATGGGCGCAGACTGGTTCGATATCGCCGAAATCAAAGAAGACAACCATGTACGGGTGAATGTCGGCTCCTGGTTGGGTTATACCAAGGAAGCCATGCAGCAAAAAGTCATCCAATACTACCAATTGCAACTAATCGACCAGGCTACAGCTCTCAGACTCTTAGAATTCGGAGATGTAGATACTATTATCCAGCAATCCAGATTAGAGCAACTTCTGAAACGTCCTCCGCAAATGGGAGCGAACGGCCAGCCGATGCCCGATCAATATTCATTAGCCATGAGCGAGAATGACATGATGCTGGATGGGACAGTAGCGACTCCGAGGGACGCTATTTCATTAGTAGAGAAAGATCAGGATCACGTTGTTCATTTAGCAGTCCATCAGGAAGCATTAGGTCGCGGAGCAGATGAATTAATCGGTGTTCACATGGACGCACATCAACACTTCTTAGGACTCGGACAATCGAATATGAACGCAATGCAACAATCTCAAGGAGGTCAGACTTCACCAGGACCGCAAGCTCCCACCCAACCATCATCCATGCCATCCCCCGCAGGGATGCCCTCAGCCCCAAGACCGATGGGACTCCCCGGACAGAACTTACCTCAACAGAACGTCCCTCAAAATATGGCAGCGATCAATCAGAACGCTTCACAGAACGCAGGGGGAATATTGTCATGAAAACATAAAAAAGGGAAGATCAACTATTGACCTTCCCCGAACGGTGAATTTCTCACCCCTTACTCTTATTGCAATTCAATGGCGGTCTCGCTCTCTGCGATGGTTGCTACTTTAGCGAGTAGCCTGATTGCTTCGTCATGATCTTCCTTTGTTGCTGCTGCACACAAGTCTTCAAGTACAATGACACGATAATCTCTGTCATGCGCGTCTCGTGCAGTACTCTGGACTGCCAGATCAGTTGCTACTCCTGCAATAAGGAGGGTATCAGCTCTCTGTTCCTTGAGTACCTCGTCAAGCGTTGTGTTGTAGAATGCGCTAACACGATGCTTTGTGATGACCTTATCTGTAGGTTGTATCGTGATTGCATTATGAATTTCTGTCGCCCACGTACCAAGTTGCAATGCGCCGAATTTCTTTGCGCCTCCAAACAATGGCGAGCCGGATGGCAAGTCTGTATAGTCAGGCGAGAAACCGACACGAACGAACATCACGGGGATACCTTTTGCTCGCGCTTTCTCTATCGCACGATTTAGCTTTGCGAACGTATCATGCGTGGAGACAAAAGCAGCATAGCCTTTTCCAGCCAGCTTTCCTTTGGTATCGACAATTTCGTTAATATAGTCGATTATGAGTAATGCAGTTTTTTGTTTGCCTTGTGTTTCCATAATGTAATCCCTTCTTGATCTCGTAAGTAACTAGTAAAGTCGTCTTGCGTTTCAAACAAGAAATCAGGCTTGAATAGCTGTAGATAAGCTGACGGATGATAACCATATCCGACGCATGCAATATCTACTGGCACGTCTTTACAATACAATATATCACTAGCCAAGTCTCCAACATAGAGGGCATCGTCTTTTTTACTACCTACGAGAGAAAGCGCATGATTGATCTTCTCAGTCTTGGTTTTACGCATCTCTCGACCGAATACACCCATCAAATACTCAGGGTGATATTCTTTACACTTTCCCAAAACTTTGTGTACTGCTTCTGAGTAACTTGATGTGATAACAATCTTTGGGATGAGACACGCAGACAATGAGCGCACTACCTGATAAAATGGCTCCACTTCCAAAGCTCGTAAACTCATTGCTCTCGAATGGAGATCAAAAAAGTGCTTCGTTTGCGTGTCATCTAATCCAAAACGATAGAGTGAGTGTCGAAGCTCTACGCTATAGACTGTGGTCATATCCTCTTGACTCAGTACGTGCGGTATCTGAGGATAGGTTGTATGAGAAATCTTATTAATTTCTTCCATACAAACCTGCATAGAGTCTGACAACACCCCGTCAAAATCCAAAAGCAATAGTTTGTATCGTCCGGTTGTCATGGCGATTACCTCCCTAAGAACGGCCAACTATATGAACTGGGAGTGCGGTAAAATTCAAGAAGCATGCTTGCTTCTTCCCGTGTGAGTTTTCCAAGTTGCACACCTACGTCGAGGATATTGGGATAACTTGTCAATGACAGTATCCGCAAATCTCTGGGGTCAAACCGCTTCCACATGCTGTCAAAACACCAGTTCGTCACAGTCACGAAGCCGAGGGTAGTAATCTGGTACTCTTCTTGTAAAGCATCAATAGCTTTTTCAATCGAGCCGCCGCTACTACACAAATCGTCAATGATAACTGCACGAAGCCCCTTCGGAGGGTTGCATTCTACCAGTTTCCCTATGCCATGCGCTTTTTCAACGCTACGCACAAAACACATCGGTAAATGAGTCTTGCTTGCTACACGAGCAGCCCAGGGGATACCCGCTGTTGCAAGTCCTACGATTAGTTGCGCATCTGGATAGGCAATACGCACTATCTCTTCGAAAAAACTTGCGCATAGTTCATAGGCTTCATACGATGTATTCAGGTACCGGCAATTGCAATAGACAGGTGCTTTAATGCCACTCTTCCAAACAAACCAATCTTCTCTCGGTCTGGAAAAGTCCACAAGATATGAACCTGTGTCATACAATGCTTTCGCAGTTTGGTTCGCTAGTGATTGACTAAAAACCGTTGTTCGCATTGATTTTTTTCTCCTTTTTGTTAATGATCCTGCATAAAAAAATCACCCTCTATGAGAGAGTGATCGCAACTATTGATTATTCTAAATTCTAGAATAATATACGACATTATATCTGTAGCTAATGCTTTTGTCAATGGCAAATACTATAATTAGCTTATTTTGTCAGAAAAACTTACTTTTTTAAGCAAATTTCTAATTTTCCGCTTACTAGCAAAATAAAGATCTTCTATGCCCTCATGATAGAAGAAATGCCAGAATATAAAGAACGGATTACTCCACTTCCTGACTAATTCTTCATGTCCTAATTTTGCTTGGGTCTCGGTTGTGTATCTGTAAATATCAACATTACTATAACTTCCTCTTATAAAGACCATGCTCTCGAATAGTAATGGCGGACCATGATAAAAAGCATAATCTACTCCTAACCACACTGTTGATACCCGGAACAGATTGAAAAAGACATAATCCTCCTTCACTCTTTTATTCTCATCGAACCATTTCTTATAATCCTCAGAGGTAATTGGCTCAGGAGATCCTTTAGCCCAATCTAAAACATTAGTATATCCGATACCTTCTCTTGAGTATAAGTGGTATCGTTCTCCTGTCTTTGGATCAATCCAATTCTTTGAATCTAGTAATCTTAGCGTTTTGTCTTTCGTTCTTCTGTCAAATCTCTCACTCGTAATTCTTGAACTTGATGAATCTCACCATTTATATTAATAATATATAACTTAGTCGCCATGACTGGAATCCACACTTTAACCTCATCCCCGATCAGGACTTCGATGATTTTATTTCCTTTCGTTTCGATAGCTAGTAAATCTTTAGTCATTTTTCGTGTCTTGGGGCGTATTTCCCGAGTAATTCAAGGAACTCAGACTTGAGTTGCATAACTTCCTCACCTGTTAGTCCCGGAGGTATAACGAAACCGGGAGCCGGATCTTTCCCCTCTTTACAATGACAAATAAAAGATTTCATATTTTCTCACCATCAGGCAAGTATTCATTCAAAGTCTCATAAAGATTCTCAATAACCTCCCCATTAGCTTTCAAAGCATTCCTCAATGCAACTGTCTGAATAATCCAGCACATAAAGATACTCATTAAGAACAGAGCCGTTCCAATGAGAACAAATAACAATCCTCTAATAAAGTGTTGCTGTTGAAGCAATAGTTCCGATTGTAATTGTAATAAATCTACTATTTTCATAATAATCGTTCTTTCTTTAAATAAAGATACATCTTCGCGGCTGCATCGGCAATCAATGATGCTTCAAAAAATGGCGCAATCCATTCCTTACTATTTCTATATCCAACTGCGAAACCTTTTAATTCTGAGGAGATTTCTTCCAAATGGTTCGCTGGCTCTATGCATAACCAATAAACAGAATGATTCTTTTTTATTTCTCTTGGTAAGACATCCACTATCTCGTCAAAGGTTGGAGCAAGAACTTTTATCAATTCTCTTGCTGCTAATAAATTGTTATGCATCAACAAAACATATCCCTTTTCTTTTTCAATCTCATTAGGTGCTCCTTGATAATACCAACTGCCCAGATGACAAACATCTTGCGGGTATCCCGCTTCTTTTAATTGTTTAGCTAATTCTAATGATACGGTTTTCATGTTATTTCGTAAGATATTTCAGTTAGTCCTACTTCCAATCGAGCATCTTCACTGAGCATTCCCATACCTTCTTATCGCGTTCTCCATAAAAGCAGGAATCGTTAACTGCGCTACTGCCATGAAACAAAGTTTATGAAGTGCCGTCCTCTTCGTATCATCGGGTTGTGTTTCAAGTTCAGGGTCATCTCTATTATACCCGATACTCGATATCCAGACTTCCCTATCACAAAAAACACAGCGATTTTCCATCAAGGTTGGCTTGCCTTTAGAGATAGCTTTTGCTTCAAATTCGCCCATTGCCAATGGTTTAATTTGTTTGAGAACCTCACTAGATAAATCCATGCGCATACTATAGCAGATACGAGGATGATGAGCAACTAGATATAATCATCAGCGTTCATCTCGCCGCGTTTTCTTATGAAGGTTTTCGGCCGAGGATTGAGAATCTTTTCTTTCATCTCCTTAGTCAAAGGGATTTTGAGTCCTAGGATAGATTTTGGGTCAGGGATCTTCTTTTGAACTCCCAGCTCTTCCAATTGGGGAATAGGATTCAAAAAACTCTCTAAAGATATCCGTATAACAGACGAGAAAGAGAGATTATTTTTGAAGCCATAATTCTTGGCCCGTTTATATAGATCTTCAGATAGTGAGACATTCGTTCTAATCATACACAATTACACAATTGTATCATTGTGTAATAAATATGGATAGATGGGACCCAAGGTAACGGTTTGTGGAATATACGGGTACCTGGATGAGGGTCACTGACATCTATAGAATTGGGAAAGTAGGAACCATGAGGGTTTTGTATATGGGGATTGATAGCGAGATTGATATAAAATATTATATCCGACCACCCTCAAGAAACTGTCCCGGCAACATATCCGTACACCTGGATGGGGGTATCTTGCCTATCCAAGCTCAAATAAAGGCCGATACGATCTCCTATTCAAGACCAACATGACGCTACCTACATCTCTATGTTAATAACCTCATATAGCTCAAATTATGACCTCACAGCCCTATCTATCCTCAATCATCCATTAATTACATGTTCAATCACTGCATTACCACTATGAGCCGTCGTCATGCTCATATTAATCACTCTAGCCTCAAATCTATGTCGCACAATAAATAATCTACGACATAACCAACGATTTTTAAACCATCTCAGCCTCGAATGTTATATCTCAAGCGTTCGAAAATAAATACATCGACACATGCTAGTATCCTACGCTCGCAATCACTCGCGATTACAATCAATCATCAATGATATCGATTATTCCTTCTTTCTCCTCAAATTCTTCGATCGTCAATCTCCTCTTCAATCCTTCAGTTTCTTTTATATTCACTTGATACACATCATGTAATAGCTTCATTGCGACTAGCTGTGTTTTTCTATCTTTTTTTGTGATTATGTTCCCTTCTTTGTCCCTTAATACTCCTGTCATTGTGATAATTGGGTCGCTTGCGTCTAGTAATTCATCCATCTTTTTAGCTAATCTTTGAGGATTTATGCCGTGCTTCTCAAGTTCGTATCTGTAATTATCAAGTAGACTCTTGACTAATGGCTTATTCATTACGTTCTTGCCTATGTTTTTTACCGTATTCGGTGCATATCCGGCTTGTCTTCCCGCTTCAGTAGGTGTCATATTGGGGTTTTCTTCTAATAATGCTACAACTTTAAGCATTTTCTCTGAGGGTTTTTTGTGTTTTTGGTAGGGCATATATTAGCAATGTATATTATGAGTTAATAACCATGTCTATAGTAATGTATATCCAAATCCTCGTCTTGTTTCAAGCCTGATTGTCGATGGTAGTTTTTTACGTAGTCTAGCTATTGTGGTGTCTATGGCTCTATCTGTGTAGTAGTCGCGCCAGATGATTGATTGTATTAAATCCCGTGTGCAAGTCTTCCCTTTGTTCTCATATAGGAATCTGAATAGATCATATTCACGCTTAGTCAATATTAACTCTTGATTGTCTATCTTTATTGACGCGTGTATATGGTCTATATATACCATATATATAGTATAGCATATATTATACTATTTTTCGAGTATTATTATATTGTCCTATTTTACCCTCTTGACATTATGACCATGATAATGTATAATGCGCTCATACATTGATATACCAAGATCAATAAGACTTAGGGTATTAATGTATGGTGATTATCAGCTAGGTCTACAAAAAAGTTAGTATGTAGCGCGAGGTAAAACTATAGCTCTAATCCTATATGCAAATATATAGGTAAGATTGAGCAATACAACACGCCTAGCCACAATAGATATATGAATAACGAAGTGACTACAATAGATTTAGCAAATTTTGGGTATCGAGAGATTGCGATAACAAAAGACATATTGACCGCATGGGTTGCTGGTGGCTTACCGGAGGATTTTTCTGATAGTGAGGTTACTATTATGTTTAATAGAAATAGCGGGAGTGTGTTTTTGACTAATAGTGATTATCAAGTAGCAATGGTTGTGGATGGGAAACTTGAATCATTTTATTCATGTCCTCAGTGTGGGAATGAAGGGTTTGAGGGGGAATATCCGTTTAGTGAATGTGGTGGATATTGCAGTAAAGAATGTGAGGATGAGAATATATGAAGACTCTAACGAAACAATTTACCATATATACCTTTAACGAATTATCAGAAATTGCTAAATCAAAGGCTATAACTGATTATATTAATAGTTTCTTGGAATTAGATTATGAAATGCAATCAGATAACTGGAAGAAAGCGATTAATAAATCTGAAGAGATGCAAACACCATGGTTTTGTGCATTGTATGTATGGGAATATGACGAAGAAAATATAACAATAGAACTTGAAAAAGAATTATATCTACAGGATGGGATGGTAGTATATGAATAACAAAATTAATAGGAATGTATATACGAATCTATGAAAGATATAATGCAAAAAATAATTATTGAAACGCTATCAGGCGAAATGGCAACTTTAAATATTCCATTTAGGGAATATAAAAAGCCTTGGGGTACTTCATGCGAGCCTGCGAAAAGTATGCGAGTAATACTTTCACAATGTAAAACCTGGGTAGTTGCAGATAGCTATAGTGAATCACTATTTTTGCCTGAATATACGAGAAAATAAATATATGAATACAATACAACTTTTTATCTATAAATTATTTTATATTCGATTTTATAAACAATGTTATCTATTATAACTATGTATATCCCACCTATCATACTATTTTTCTTAATCTATTGGTTTCTTATTCGCAAGCCCGATGATCGTGATGATTATTGACCTCATTGACTCTCTATAGCATATACGATATTATATTATCCATATATGGTGAAGCGAAAACATGCAATTATATCCAAAGACCGACGCGCGATTACCAAACTTGAATGGGCTTTATTACTAGGTAAATCACGCCATACTATTACAGCACGTATAGAAGCATACGAGAAAGCATCGGGGGCTAGATATAATCCCTATGATATCTTTTCTGTATTACGTTTCTATAAATTCGTTCTCACAAATAGTGCTTAACAATATGACTTTGATAATGTATATTATGTTAGCTGAGAGCTTAATAGAAAACCATAAATAACTATGACCAAACATAATAACATCTGGTGCGATAAATATAATGATCTTGTATTACCAGACGAACAGAATAATTGCTCTTTATGTGGCGCAGAATTACATGATGCTTCAAATGAGGACGCGCGAAATCTTGTAGATCATTTTGCTGCTGTTGCCTGTGAACGTGAAGAGCGGGAATGGGATGCGCGAAAATATCTCACTATTAATGAAATAAGTGCTTATGATCTAGCGTATGAGTTAGCCTTTGGTGGAGATATAGACAAAGAAAAGGCTAAGTAATTTCTACCTAGCCTTTGCGAAGAAAATCATTTTAGAAACCCATTAATTTCCTCCTCTCATTATATTGTTATTCTCCCTCAATAATAACAATATAGCATATAACATAGCAGATATATTATAATTTTGCAATTATTTGATCAATATAAAATAGAATTCTATCAACATTATAATTAATGCAATACTAATAATTGACCATACTTTTAAGTTGTATATAAAATCCTCGCGCTTATTATCTTCTATAGTTTTCATAAGCTTTCTAATAATAGTAACATCAATCTTCTTCCATTCCCACCGCCGTGAAGTGTATCTAGTGCATATTGTAATCTCTTTTTCATTTCTTTTCTAGAAATAAAGTTTGTTTTTATCCATTCTTTGATATCTTCCAAATCATATTGCTTGTCGCATAATGGATCACAAGTTTGCCTTCCCGCATTTGGATTATATTGTTGATCTTTATGTCCAATATATGCATCGTTGAAATGATTGAATTTGTCGTCAAATTCCTCCTCCCATTCCAATAATTGCTTATTCCTCATAATCATTTTTTACTGTCGAGTCATCTTCTATCATTATAATTCAATATTGTTTTTTTAATAATTCGATTTTTACCTTAAATTCCTCGTGTTTCGCGATAAAATCATTAATCTTCATCGGCTTAATTTCTTGATTTTGTTCTAATAATTGATCTATTACTTCCTGTCCATAATCTGCTAACATTCGTTTATAATAAGATGGGATATTACCATATAGTTGGATATTACACCACCAGCATTGCGCGTGACATCCTCTTTCATCGAAAAGATTAGCATTATGTCTTCCAGGTAAGAAATGTCCTGCTTGTAATTCCTTATAGTGCTTTATCCGTCTACAAGTATAACATTCACCGCCCAATATAGTTTTTGTCGTTTTCAGACAATCTCGTAATCTGATATATTCACTAAATATCTTCCATGCTTTCTCTTTCTCCTTTTTTAGTGGACTTTTTTTGGCAGTTGTTTTTTTCATTCTTTATATAATTCATCTTGAATAAATTCAATAGCCCATTGCAAGGCATCACATTGTATTTCTCTTGTGGCTCGCTCAGATTTTGAAAGTTTTTCCGATCTGTTTCTCATTGTCTGTACGAGGTCAATTAATATGTTAAGTTTTTCGTTCATATTGTTTTCGTAACCACTTCTTTCTATTTCGTTCGATCGCATAATCCTTACAGTTAATACAATATCTACTACCTTTATGTGAAATATATTCTTTTCCGCATATTTCACAGTTTTTTATTTTTTTTATTTTCTCTTCAACTTTAGGCGCAAAATCCCGCTCTAATCCAGTTATTTTTCCAAATTTTGTATTCCTGCAATTAACACAAAGATATAACTCTCTGCATTTCCAAGTAATCATGGCTTTACAACTAACGCATTTCATTTTTTTTTCTTTTCCTCTCACGCCTTCGCTCTTGTTCGCGCTTATCGCGACAAGTCGGACATCTTCGTGCAGATGGATGACCAAAATATTTTTCGCCGCAATCGCAAATCTTAATAACACCTACCATAAACTGAATCGCTTTTTCTTATTTACTTGTTTTCTCAATTCTTCAATTTGTCGTGCAAGTTTTCGTATATCAGGCTTATGTTGATCCCGAACCAACTCCCGGTAATGTTCAAAGTCCCTTGATCGCCGAATTAACCTAAGAATAGTCTCTGACCGGCCTGTTAATATATGTAAATCTCTAATTCTCACAGTATCAGTATCAAGAATTACTTTAGCTAAAATATATTCGCTTTCTATCATTCGTTTACCTGTCATAAAGTCACCTCCCTTCATAATGGATTTTTTTCAATAACTCGATAAAATTTAGTTATATTCTCACCTCCTTTCTCTGCATATCGGATATCCCGCGATAATTTTGCAGCCCGATTCTATTTTTCAATATCTTGAGCTGGTTCCTACGCCGAATATCCAATATAAAGAGAAATTATTTTAATGAGCTTTCGATTTTCATTCCGACATCCATGCCTCCGCATTTACAACAACATTCAATTGTCTCGACGAATTCTGTAAAATTATGTTCGCACGTTTTTATATGCTCAATCCTATCAATATCGGACTGAACTTTCTCTAGAATTTTATCGTGTATCCAAGATAAATATTTCCGATGCTTTTTCATATCGGCAAGCATTTTCTTTAGATATTGTTTCTCTTTATTGTCTAAGTAAATCGCCATTTCTTCTTAATAGATACGAAGCCCATAAGCGACAAAATCGCCTAAAAAAATCAATATACGGTTCATTGAATATCATCTCTCGTAATCATAGCCTCCAGGTCTGCATTTACGGCTATACGAGCTTAGTTGGATTTACGCCAACGCCTTACCGCCTATCCGTTTCAGGAATAGGGACTCAGGACTGTCTGCTTACCTTCTCAGGCAGCACTCATCTGGATAATGCCCCGGTTCTGTGAGCATGTTGGGCAGCCGGGAACATCGACCGTATATCTCTCCTATGTCAATAACATTTGCCTTCTTGATCGAATTCGACAAAATTATCAAAGATGATCGAAATCATCTCTAATACCTACCCCTTGCGAGAGTAGGCAGTAGAGCAGCGCAAGGGTTTAAAAAAATAACTTTGTCAAAGCATATAAGAAAATAAGATATTCAATTTTCATATTCGTTCCACCACTCCTTTCATTTTTTCGTAAGAATGGCAGACAAAACCTATATGTGAAGAATTAGTAATTTTGAAAATAATGATCGGATCTCTGAGGAGCTCTATCGCAGCATATTCATATTGTTTTATGTATTTCTGTGCGCGTTCTACGCGGAGTGTATTAAGTAAAATGTTATAATTCATATCTCGTATAATAATTCTCATATGGCAGTTAATTTTTCAACGACTGCCCCCGTTGATCAAAGAGGCAGTAGTTAAAAGACTAATTATATTCTTTAGGCCATTCTACATATTGGCAGCCTGATTGTTGTCCATTAATCCATCTGTTATTCTCGCATTTAGTAAATTTTGTTCCATCCCGCTTAATTCCGATATATAATCTTCCGCTACATTTCGGGCAAGTTTTACCTTGAATATATTCTCGTTCCCTCTTTGGAGCAGTCCCGCGAACTTCTGGTATCCAATTATTTTCTGTACATCGTGAATGGAAGACTTTCATTTTTTGCATTAATTCATCACCCGTATTTGCTCGTATGGTGAATTGCCAAACAAAACCTTCAGATGTTCGTATAGATGTATTTGCGCTTGCCGGTGCTTGCGAGAACATAGAGTCAACGAATTTTTTATCATCTTCACTCATTTTCCTCACCGCCTTTCCATTCCTCTATAAATTCATTAATTGTCTTAACGCAGAAATTAATAATCTTAGGTGTCATAGTCCGTTCGCCCTTTTCCATGCGGGTAATCATCGAGCTTTCGTAGTAGAATCTTTTTCCGAATTCTTCCTGCGTCTCGCCCAATATCCCTCTTGTAATTCTGATTAAATTGCCTTTTTTCATCTCTTTTTATCTTTTTTAAGTTTTTCCCGATAGTATTTTGTTGCCTCAATTAGTCGCATTTTTCCGTTAAAAAATTTATTCACTATTATATCCGATATGATTCGCCTATCTCGCAATTCAATTTTGAACATATTATAAATATTGGCTATAAACTGAATTAACAACTCGATCATGCTGTTCCTCATTCAACCTCGGCAAATCCCCCATCCAGTCCAAACGTATCTGACCACTACTAATCCTCTCTACCAGAACAGATATATCTATTCCAGCTTCTATACATGTTTGGGCAAGAGTGTAATACATATTCATTTTTTTTTAGCTATTTGATTATTAATTGCTTGTTTACTTACGTTGAGTGATTCTGCTAGTCGCAAGGTTGGATATTTCCGAACCAACGCTAAAAAATCCACAATGAAAGCAAGCATATCGGGATGATTTACTGAAGGTATACATTTATATGTATTTGTTTTTTTGGCATTCATAAGTTATAATCCTTATCAATGTCCTATGAAGATTAAAAATTTAGAAGTTTTTGTAGGCGGGTGTAGTTCACCGGTAGAATGTCTCTCTACACAGGAACCAACTCTTTTCCTATTAATTTTCTTCTAAACTTCTTCGGAGATCAATAAGGTATATCCTATTTTATAATAATAAGAATATGTTGTCAATAGACAACTGCCCCTTTCTTTCCTTAAAGTGTCTCTCTATACTAATAGAATAATTATAGTCAGAAATACTGTCAATTCATACTAAGAATATGGGAGATTTGAATAAGTTCATAATATATTTGAAGCGTCAAGGTCAAGCACCGGGGACGATAGACAATAATGTTTTTTTAATCAAAAAGATATTATATAAGCTTAACCCTTTAAGCAAAGAACTCCTTGATGAAATGATATATGAAATGATAGAAAACCATAACGCGAAAAGCTATATTGAACAACATGTGACTGTTGTGCGTCATTGGGGCAAATGCTTTGACCTCGAAATAAAAGATTATATAGCTCCTCAGAAAATCAAGGTAGATCGTGAAGAATTTATCAAAGGTACATTTGCAGACGATGAGATTGATAGGTTCCTTGAATTACCCTATTGGGGAAAAGGAAATGGTCTTTACAAACAACGTTATGGAATGATGACTCTCTTCTTCTCCATTTGGGCTTACAGTGGTATGCGTGGAGGGGAAATAAGTAAGCTTACAGTTGACGATGTAGATTTCGGCAGAAATGTTTTTATAGTCCGTAAAGGAAAACTGGGAGCTGGAAGAACTGTCGCCATCTCTCCTTTTATTCTACCATTATTACATGAACATATAGAGACTCTAGCAGGACGTTACTTATTCCCTGCGTTACATAGAACAGGATGCCCGCACATTAAAGATGATGCTTGGTCTGAGCATTTTAATAAGCGAATAGCCAAGATCGGTATAAAACGCAAGAATCTCACAGGCTATAGTTTTCGTCATTCATTTATCACCCGTAACGTAGAAGAGCAAAAGAACTCCCTCCCACACATTCAGGCTCAAGTAGGACATCGTAAGTTAGATACAACCGCTAAATATATACACCTCTCAGAAAAAGCCAAACGTGAAGTAGTATTGAATGATCGCCTGCTAAAGAGAGGTTCTACAATAGAAGAAGCTCTGGACGATTATTACAAGCTCCAACACGAGTTGGCTCAGAAATTCTTTAATTTCTTCAAAGTCAATATAAATTGGAATATTGATGGAGGTTTGGATATTAAGGCTTTACCCAAGAAAGTTCTTACATAAATAATACTTGACAACCTTACAAAATACTATGATAGTGAAGATAGCGAATATTAAATAATTTGACATAATAATTGACAGGTTAATATTCGTTATTTAAGATACGAATCTATGAATCTTTCATTATTTTTCGGTCTGGGTATAATAATAATAATTTTAATTCTATCTAATATATATCTATTATATAAATTTAGTTATTTCAAAAAGGATATTATTACCTGGCATGACTATTGGAACAAGATGTTTCAACAGCATTTCTCGATAACTGATAATACTATCCAGGAATTACGTAAGCATAATAAATCCTTACAAGATATTATTGAAGAATCTCCCAAAAAAACGGAGGCGTAAATACACCTCCGCAAACATTATCTTTCCTCCTGCAACTGCTTAATAGGTCGGACGATCATATATGTCCTGTCTTCCGCCAAATGCTTTAGAGCGACGAGCCACAATTCACCCGGCTTGGGAACAAACTCTTTAGTATTCCTGCAATAGACAGGTATACCTCCTGCTGTTCCCATTGCCTGATTGAATATATCATATTGGGTGAATCTTATTGGGAATCGCCGTTCTTTTTTGCGCTTAGTTTCCACTATGGATTCCTTTCAATAATTTATATTAAATGAACGGGGCTATTATATCATGCTCATGCAATATCATGTCAATCTCTATCCATTCGACTATAATCATGCTACAAATAATAAGGAAAGGAGGATATCATGAAAATCCGTCGGCTCATACGCGACAATTGGCGCATATTCAAATGGGATTATTGGTGGCTATTTGCTATGATTAATCCCCGCAATTACTTTCCCAGATAGCTATTGACATGGAATATATTCCATGATAATATTCGTTTATTGTTATTGAACTATTCGCGATATATTCAATAACTTGTACTTTAAGTATTAAATAGCAACGAGCCAAAACCGTATAGTAATATACAGCTAATGCTTGTGGTGAGAAGATCGTCCATGTATATCGTTTAAGTAATGTGTTGATTTTTACTTTTGTTGTTCACCATTTCATTCGGAATAGAATTTTCCAAAAAGGAGACTCACATGAAACAAACTATCGTTAAGATTTTTGCGATTTTCGCGCTGGCTCTCGTCGCTTTAGGTGTTGTATCCGTTGGCGCATCTGGTCAGGCATCGGCGCATACGCTGACACCAGCACAACCTCAGCAAGCCTTGGATTGTAGCTTCTGGGTTATCCGACAGGGAAACCTTTATTGGGGAAACAGCTACAAAGTCGTCCAATTGGATGAGTGTGAAACGCAATCAGTGATTAGTGACTTTTCGTCACGCGCTGGTTGGTCAGGATTATTGGGTGCTCCCTTTGGCTGGGCTGCCGTATTGGGGCTAGCGGGTGTTCCGCAGGCATATGCTGATTGGATTAAGAACGTGGACAACTCATGTGGAAGGCATGGGGTGAAGCTCTACCTTGCCTATTGGAATGGTCACGTCACATGGATTTACCCATATTGTTAGCATGTAGCATGCGCGTCTTTCAGGGTCATGCAGGTTTTTCCTGCATGACCTTTTTATTGCAAACTTTTAGAATATATTCTAATCTATAACTATGAGTAAAGATAATATGAAAAAATTACTATTTTATATAGCCTCTCTTGTTGAAGGTGCTTATGTCATGGAAGTACTGATAAATAATCTTATAGATACTCATAAATATTCCGGTTATCTTCGCGATACTATGGAAACCATTGGTGGCATCCTTTTTATCATTTCAGCCCTGATAGTAAGTCTTCATTTCGAAATTGCCTCTAAAAAAATAAAATACTCCCTAATAGCTGTTATTTACATTATATTCCTGCTAATATTCTTTTTAAGAAAATAACTGATAAATGAATATGAAAGACATAAAAAACGCATTTAAGCCAAACAAACCCAAAATAACAATTTCTATCACCTCTCCATTATTATAAAAGAACTGAGAGGTAATACAAAATGAATAAAAAACTAAAGATTACTTTAATCATTCTCGGAATCATTTTTGTGCTATATATGATTTTCTTTTTCAGTGGTTTTACAGCATCATTCCCTAGTAAGTAGAACAGGAGGGGAGAATATTCCTACTAAACTGTTAATATGAAAACATATTTATGAAACATAAGATTAATAAACATTTAATTGATTATATACTGTTCTTTTTCGGTTTTATGACTGGTGCTATTGCCATGAAACTTGTATTTGAAAGTTTACTCCTTAATAATACTATCCCTTCCCATGATACTAGGTTCTTATCTGATTCAGTTACCTTATTTCTGTTTATTATATCTACTGGTATATTTATATATTTAGAAAAAAGGAGAATGAATAAAAATAAAACACAATCAATATTATCTATACTTACTTCTGCTTTCTCTGGCATGGCATTTTTGGCCTATTTCCTAGGGCTTTGTGATATTAATGGAATTAAAGTTAATCTTACTGCGGTATTTTTGGTAACAGTAATCATTAGTCAAGTTCTCGTTTCTTTTTATCACTATTCAAAGAAGAAACGCTCGATAAGCAAAGATAAGCAAATTGATAAATGAAAACGAAGAAGCAAAATAAAACCTATTTTCCTATAGATCTCGAATCCGCCACCCTTATTGTCTCTGCGATAATTTATATATTATTACTGTCAACATTGCCTGTAATTCATGTGATATAGCATGTCTCAATCCCATTGCCGCCAGACCTATGAACACATATTGCATACCTTGTTGTGGATTCATGGCTTGTATGGTCATACCTGAGATGCCATATATTATTGTAGCTAGAGCAATGAGATAAGTTTTTGTACCCTTAAATTCTTCAAGTATCTTCATATAATCACCTCCTCATGAAAATAGAAAAACCAACTTATTGAAAAATCCCATCGGTTTTCCCTTATCTACCATCCCCTGTAATTCATCGATCCTCAACTTCTGAGCATTATTAAGCTTTATATAAAGACCCCTATCCCCGATTGCTTGATCGAGCTGTTTTGCCATATCAGGTACTTTATTAGCCTGATCTTGCAGGGTTTGTATTTGTTGTTGCAATGTTGTTACTTGGGTTTCAAGAGTGCTAACCTTCGCATTTAACTGTGTTATATCATTGTTCCGGTCATTAATTATCTGGTTGAGATTATCTATTGTCTGCTTGAGTTGCGAGACTTGCTTCTCGTCTTCCTGATAAAGATTCCAATTCTTATCCCGATCATTTCTTATCGCGTCAATTTCTGATTGAGTTATGCTTGGAGTCCGCTGTATAGGCTTCGGTCTGAGCCATCCAAGAACAGATGTATAATTATGGATTACGAATTCACAATATTGATGTCCATTCCAGTTTTGATCGAGGGAAGTGAATGAATTCGCATCCGCAGATTTAACCACAGCGATATGTCCAAACTTTCCTATATCTGTTCCCCATATTATTATATCGCCGGGATTAGGGAAATTATCAGGCGTATTTGCGATCTGCTCGTAGAAGTCTTTAGGATAGGTTGTCCATATATCTATTGCGTTACCAATGAGGGCAAGCGCATTGATAACATCACGATTATAAAACTGCACTTCGTCAACACATTGATCGCCATAATATCCATCAAAATCTAGCGGCTGACCATTATTTTTATCGAAGAATTCCTGTAATGTCATACGTTTCTATTTCCTATAAAAATTCCTATTATCGAGATAACTATACTTATAAAGAGAGATTCCGCGCGATTCCAGCCCCGTTGATTCGCAATATCTTTTTCATTTTGCAATATGCGCTCATCATGCCTCTCCATCATCTTATTTGTCTGATCCTCAAGCCGTTGAACTATCGCGTATACATCTTTGAGTGTGACAATTTCGGATTTAGTCATAGTTATAAAAAAGCAGCAATTCTCACGAATTACCGCTAGATTGTTTCTTTGGTATATGTCTATTATACCTTCTTAGGGCAAATCTTTCTAAAACTGTAACATTATTGAAACATTACTGAAATAAAAACCATATATTATATGCTATATGACTATCCCGCAACGCAATTTACGAAATTCCAAGATTATCAAATACCTTCAAGAAAACCATACTCGCGAGCAAGCCGCCAAAGAGTTCGGTCTTTCACTCAGTCAAATATTCCATATTCTAAGAAAATATAGAAAACAATATGCAACTAACTGATTTTGAACAATTCCTAAATGATTACAAATGGAATCTTGATTCCCCTGAATGGCTATCGCGCGGGATAGTTCAATTATCCGAGATCCTCTATGATCTTACGAAAAAACTCCACCAGGCAGAATTCGATGAGAATAGGCTTACTATTCAATATTTAGACAATATTCAAGGCGGCAAGAAAATGGCAGTATCCGAAGCCGAGAAAAGAGCGTTAGTCGATACAAACAATGCCAAACATTTCCTTGAGAATAGTATCGAGACAATTAAAGAAACGATCAATGCGATCAAAAAAAGACTTGATGTCCTGGCGTTTGAGTATCGCAATCAGAGCAGACTATGATGGATGACCCGAATGAAATAGTAACAATGTTGAATATCAGAGGCCGGGTTGTCCGGGTTCGTCGATGGGAAGTATCTTTGTGCAAGGAACAAGGCATGAAAATAATCGTCAATCCGAAGCGGGAATATTATTACGAATATGATCAGGAGAATCAGCGGTCAATTCCTGTCACCGATAATATCGCTGAAAATATAGAAGAAGGCTCATTATTAGAAGTAGAAATCTTATGATAGGCGTTAAATACACAGGCACAGCTTTCGATCATTCAGGCTATGGAGCTGCTAATCGAAATTTTATTTGTTCTTTGACATTCGCGGGTTTAGATATGACTACGGAGATTGTCGCCCAGACTCCCGAGAAATCAGGATATGGCTGGTCGGAGACTTTGATAGAAGATCTCACAGGCCGGCAAATTGATTACAGGATAAAAATCATCCATCTCACTCCTGATCTCTATCCGGCATATAGGGAGCCAGGCAAATATCATATCGGTCATCTCTTTTGGGAGACAGATAGATTGCCGAAACAATGGATAGCTCCCTGTAACCAAATGAATGAGATTTGGACTGCTTCAGAGCAACAAGCCGATATGATTAAAAAATCAGGTGTTACCATTCCTATCCATTGGTTTCCCCAGCCTATTGATACGATGAAATCCGGGAAGATCATAGCCCCATTTGTTATCCCGAATTTTGACGGATTTCTCTTCTATAGTGTCTTTCAGTGGATTGAGCGCAAGAACCCGAAGGCTCTTCTTCAGACATATTGGAAGACCTTCTCTGGCAAGCAGGATGTCGCTCTGCTGCTCAAGACCTACCGGGTAACATATGGAGATAATGAATTTCAGAAAATCAAAGAAGATATTAGAGCATGGCAGGCGGAATTAAATCTTCCTCATTATCCGAAAGTCTTTTTAGTCAAGAAACTTATGGATATGGATTCTGTCTTTCGTATTCATCTCACAGGTGATTGTTTCATCAATACTTCGCGCGGTGAGGGATGGAATATCCCATCAACAGAGGCAATGTTAATGGGAAAACCGATCATATCTATCAACAAGACAGGCATAGCAGATTATTTACCCAAAGATGACTATTATCCTTGTGATACCAAGGAATCTCAAGTTACAGAAGTTTCTTATATTCCCTGGTATACCAGAGATCAGAAATGGCTTGACATCAACGAACGCGAATTAAGCGATCACATGCTTTCAATCTATAACGACAGATTGCTTGCGAAGAACAAAGGCTTACAAGCACAGAAATTTGTGAAAGAAAATTTTAATTATCACATTGTAGGAATGAGCATGAAAAAGAGGTTGGGAGAGATAGATAAATTTTTATAAATATGACAAAGAGTAAGAATACTACAAGCATTATTCGAATTAAGCCTTTAAGAGCAGTATATTATGAGGTCACTATTATGGGGATAACACCATTATATCTAGGACCAATGACTGAATATGCTGTTGATCAAGTTCAAGGCACACGTGAGGGAGCAATAGGACCAAAGCAAAAACCTCTGACGATGGAACAGCAATTAGCAGTGGGGAAATATATTGGATATGACGATCAGGGCAATGAGTTCGATGGATATCCTACAAAAAACATTAAATCATGTATTAGGGATGCCGCAATTGGTAAAGAATGGTGGGATAAAAAAATAGATAAGAAGCGATTTAATGCGGCATTTGAGATATTGGGAGATATCTTGCACATGGACGGCGAATGTGTGCCATCAAAAGATTGGGTAATGATGGGCGCAGGACGAAGTAGTAAACCATTTCCGGCATGGACATATAGATGGAAATATAAAAAAGACTGGAAGACTACTTTTATTATTAGGATACTCCCGACATTAATAACAGAGGATAGTATATTCACTATTATGAATACAGCAGGTGAATATATTGGAACAGGAGCTTGGAGAGCCGATAAACATGGTCGATTCAAAATTATTAATACAAAAAAGATATCGAAACCTGAGTTTGATCTATGAAGAAAATAGCAAAACATATATATCATGCCAAGAACAGGCTCTCCGGTAAAGACGCACAGATAATCGGAGAATATTTAGCAACGGAAAAAATAACTAAAGCTCGCGAGCTATATGAACGAGCCAAAGCAGAAGATCATTTTCTTCATAATAAATATTTTGTTTGGGATAAAGATAAAGCAACAGAACTTTATAATATTCATATAGCCAGAAATATAATTAATGATATCGGAGTAGAAATTGTTTATGAAGATGGTGAGACAATTATGCTTCCTGAAGCATATCCCAATGTTAAAGAAAAAGATGTTGAAGTAGGCAATTATTTACCTGTAATGGAAGTCATGAACAATGAGAAACATCGGGATTATGTTATTAAAGTTGCATTTAATGAAATGAAGATAGCATCAGAAAAATATAATTCTTATATAGAATTTAGCAAGATTCAGTTAGCCATCAAAGACGTAGAGGAAGATCTAAAAAATAGATCTATTCTTCAATAAATACCCATTTGATGTGAATACTCAGCGCAGCAAAGCAAAGCTTAGCCAAGCGGAGCAGAGCGAAGCTTAGCAGAGCACAACTTAGCAGAGCGCAGCGAAGCATGACACTGACTGGGATGCGCATAGGATAAACGCATAAATATAAAAATATGGGAAAAACACAGGAAGATACAATGGACAAATTACTCGTACACTTTGCACAGAGCAAAGCATATATGGATGAGCATGGTAAAGATAGTTTGGCCTGGAGATTAAAATCGGGAAAATTAACTGAAGAAGACAATATGTGTTTGAAATGGGCGCTTGAGGTTTTACAAAAGTTGCCACTTTTTATAGGAGAATCATGAAAAACAAAAAATACAAATATATCAACATAACATTAGCATTATTAAGCTATTTTGTTCCCGGTTTTTTCTTTATCGGTATTAATAGTTTTGGTGCATTATTATGGTTCCTTTTTGGATGGATAGTTCCATTATTTGTTCTATTCTATTTGGATTATGAGTAAAAAAAAGCAAACTGAAATACAATTAGTCGATCCCAAAGCCATTGTCGCGACGATGGAGGAGAAGATGCCCGAATGGGTAAAGGAGTTGCATTCGAAAGAAGACATGGGGAATGCTATCTATGCGACAGGCACAGAACTCCTCGTCGCCATAGATGATATTCTCCTTCGTTATTTCAGCTTTGATGAGGAGTCCATCAAAGAATTTCATGTTCATCTCAAAGATATCCTTCAGGGAGTGAAAGAGTTTGAGGAACATGGACTTTCGATTATGACTCCGCATTCTATGGATGTTCTCGGAGAGAAGATTGGAGAAGTCGGTATCGGAGGTTTACTAGCAGAGATCGCGAATACGAGATTATTGAAAGAAAGAATGGGTCGTGCCGGACTGGAATACCCTGTTTCCCTCGCAGCAACACCATTTATCAGGAAATTGAAGCAAAAGAACAAATGACCGAAAGCAGGCTAAAGACATGGACTCAAGAACAATGGAACTTAGCAGCGTGGGCTATCTGGAGATCTATAACAAAAAAATATGGAAATGACAGCTATCCGAAAGAAAAAGTTCTTGAATGGTATCTTGATTATTATAAATGGCTAAAAGAATTTGATTCATATGGGGGATCATTATCAGATTTACGTAATGTCGCACGGAGAAAGATTAAGGAATTCGAAGAAAAGAATATATGAAATTCAGAGAAGCAATTATCGTCGATAAGGGATGGAATGAACTTTACCTTGACCCGGATTTCACGCGGACTTTTCCTTCAGACCCGGAAGCATGGGTCAAATTTTACAAGCAAGGAGAATATCATGGTAAACCCGTCTTCCTATTGCCTCAAGATATGAGCAAACACAAAGAAGCAGCAACCAACTGGCAAAAAGGTGCGACCGAATATATAGAGAAACAAAAAAACAAATGAAAAGATTTTGGATTACTTTTGAACTTATCACAATGCTCGGCAGATATTACGCCCTATGGATTCATAATTGGGAACTTATCCTAGTTTGCTTTATCCCGATGATACTCAATGTAGTATACGATTTGAATATATATAAATGAATATTTTATATTACTCAACCCATGAAATTCTCGAATACGACGAAGTAAAACTCTTCACTGAGATGGGACACAATGTCTTCAGTCTCGGAGCCTATCAGATATCGAAATCAGGTACAGGTATGCGTGGTGAAATTCCAAATCTCTATCAGAATTCTCATATAACCGGAGTAAGTCTCCAATGCTCCAAGGAGAATACTCATGAAGAGCTTATCGGCTGGGCTGATGTAATTATCCTCATGCACAACGCCCGTGTCAGTGTCATGGATCACCCGCAACCATGGCTCAAAGGTAATTGGGAGAAATTCAAAGCCAGCAAAAAGCCTATTATCTGGCGTTCTATCGGACAAAGTAACAAACAAATAGAAACATCTCTCAAAGAATTCCGCAAAGATGGCTTAAAAATAATCCGATATTCTCCCAGAGAAGAAACTATTCCCGATTATCAAGGATCAGATGCCATGATCCGGTTCTATAAAGATCCTGAAGAATACAAAGATTACAATGGTCAGGGCAGAAGAGTTGTAAATATCTCTCAGGCTTTATTCGGAAATGAAACCGTCCGTTCCCGAGGAGATCATATGAATAAAGACCTGTTCGACAAAGTAGTTGAAGGTTTTGACTGGAAAGTCTTCGGACCTGACAATGAAAACGCCGGAGAACACAATGGCGGTCTTCTCTCTTTCGAAGACCTGAAGCAAATGATGCGATTCAACCGTGCCTATTTCTATACCGGCACACGCCCCGCCGGATATACATTAGGTTTCATCGAGGCTATGATGACTGGAATTCCCATTGTTTCTATCGTCCCCGATCATGGGAATGTAATCTATGATGACCAAAAAACTTTTGAAGCTCATGAATTACTTGGCTCGGAAGATGGTTCCGAGGGAGGTTTCTGGTCAGACAATATTCAAGAACTCCGTGATTATCTTAACATTCTTCTGAAAGACCCAAATCTTGCCATATCAGTCGGACAACGAGGCAGGGCGAGAGCGATTAATCTCTTCGGGAAAGAAAAAATCAGAAAAGAATGGGATATATTTTTTAATTCATTATGACGTTATTACAAGTGTTTACGGCAATCTGGTTTGGATTTAACATTGCGATCATGCTATTTTCTCTCGGTCAGAGATATCCGGGATATATATTTGATCTGAATTCTCTTACTTTAGGCATTATGATTCTCACAATAACCTGGCTACTAGGTTTTGCATCACGATGAAAACAATCACCGAACAATTATTCGAGTTAGGCAAAGGAATTATCGAACAACATATTGAAGTATCCGATCATACGGGTAAGTTTTCCATGGCTGATGATGGCGGTGTTGAGACTGAAACAGGTGAACTATTATATGCTCTTACCCGGATCATCAAGCCGGAGCTTGTATTGGAGACAGGCACATATACAGGAATCTCTGCTATGTATATGGCTGCCGGATTACAACATAATAACATAGGACATTTGTTCACGCTCGAAACTTCCGCTATTCACAAAGAACGAGCTGAAAGATTATGGCAGCAAGTTGGTATTTCTCCGCAAGTTACCTGTCAACAGATAGCAAGTCTTGACTATCAGACTGACAAACAGTATGACCTTATTTTCTTAGATTCCGAACCTGAATTCAGATTCAAGGAATTAGTGAAGTTCTACCCGAATCTCAAGCCCGGTGGCTTTCTTCTTATTCACGATCTCCATCATCATTTATCTCAGCATGACAATAAAGACTTAGGATTTGGCTGGCCGTTCGGAGAATTGCCTATGCAGATTAAAAACTGGCTTCGGGAAGACAAATTACGTTTTGTACCCTTCCCAACTCCGCGCGGACTTGCTATGTTTTATAAAACAAAACCCGAAGATTATACACCATGAGAAATTTCGACATAATAACAGCACAAAGCAGAGCCAGTATCGAGAAAGAGGACTTAAAGGTGCTTCTTCCGCTTATTGCGGCGATAAAACCCGAAAAGATTATCGAAATAGGAATGCATCAGGGATATTCTATGGAAATTTGGAGAAAAGCATTTAACCCGAAACTTCTTTTAGGAATAGAAATTAATTCCCCTACCCCATCATCTTATATCAATGAAGAATTTATGTTTTGGGATATAAATTCTCATACATTCGCAAATGAAATAACTGGAAAGAATTTATATGACTTTCTATTTATTGATGGCGACCATTCTTATGCAGGAGTGAAGGATGATTTTGAAAAATATTCCCATTTTGTACGAACAGGCGGGATTATCGCTCTCCATGATGTGTGCTATCATGCTGAAAAAACTGAAGAAGTGGATATTCTCTGGCAGGAGATCAAGAAATTATATCCCTATATCGAAATAAAAGTCGGGAAGAATTCAACAGGAATAGGAGTAATATTTGTATGAAAATTTTAATTACCGGAGCAGTTGGTCATATCGGAACTAATATAACTATCGAAGCTATCAAGCGGGGACATAGCATTGTTGCTATGGACAATCTTCACCGGGAAGAAGTCATCAATAATTTGAAATATCTTCAAAAAGAATATTTCTCAGATCAATTCAAGTTCATCTGGGGGGATGTTAGAAATATAGACGATTTCGATAGAATACCCGATGTTGACGGGGTTATTCATCTTGCAGCAAATCCGGGAGTCCCGTGGTCTATCGAATGGCCTACCTATGATTTCGATACCAATGCCCGCGGCACTCTCAACGCGTTAGAATTCGCCCGGAAGATGGGTAATATTCCCTTCGTCTATGCAAGTACGAATAAAACCTTCTCCGATATTATCAATATCCTTCCGATGATCGAGACAGATACCAGATATAAATGGAAGCCAGCCTGGGGATTGGGACTTGAAGATATCATTGCAGGAATTGATTATCGTACCGAAGATGTCATTCCTACTGCTATAAATGAGAAATTCCCGATAACAGGATTCGGCAAATATGGTCATTCGATGTACGGGATTTCCAAATTAACAGGTGATTTATATTGTCAGGAATACCACGTCCAATATGGCTTACCCATTGTTATCAATAAAATGAGTTGTATCTATGGTCTTTTTCAGAAAGGATGTCCCGATCAGGGATGGGTATCCTCGTTCCTGTTAGATGTCGGATTCAGGGATAAGCCTATTACATTCTACGGCAATGGCAAACAAGTACGGGATATTCTCGACGCGAGAGATGTTGCCCGATTATATATTGACGAACTGGAAGGAATAGATAAATGCAACGGTGAGATCTTCACTGTCGGAGGTGGACCGGAGAATACGAAGTCACTTATCGAAACAATTCAGGAAATCGAAACGCAAACCGGGAAGAAAGCCGATATCCGTTATGGTCCGAAGAGAGATGCAGATCAGGACATTTATATCAGTTCCCTTAAACGAGTGACGAGAATCATGGGTTGGACTCCTACTATTCCTTTTGAAACTACGATTAAGGATATGATCGAAGAATATTCTCATGCACAAACCATCTAGAGCCATATGTGTTGCGTTCCATAAATATACTCCCTTCGGAGGAGAGTTTTATGAACCCTTACTCGACTTCTTTCTCCAGAATATGAGGAAATACAAAGACGAATATGACAAGCTCTATTTAATAGATAGCACCTGGAATATTGATCCCGACAAACTGGAAGGCTTAAATGTAGAGATTATCAAAGTGAATCCTCATCTACGCTATTATGATGCTTATAAGAATGTATTACCCCAAATCAAGGAATTATTGGTACTTTTCGTAGACAACGATATGGTCATATATAGAGAAGGTTTAATTAATTCTACGTTCGAGAAATTTAATCAAGGCTATGATATTGTCTCGATCTACGACACCATCGGAGAAAAAACATTTCCACAACTCAATAATCAGTCTAAATTCTGCCCATATTGGTTTGCTACAGGCACGACTATATTAAAAGATTTCACTTCATGTGAATGGGGTCCGAATATGCCCCATTATGAAACTTTAGGAGAGCTTACGGAAAAAATGCTGGAAGATGAGATGAAGCCTTTTGAATTCGAGGAAGATAAAAGTAATTGTCTCTTTGATCGAACACAGGATGGAGAGAAATCAAAAGATCTAGGTTATTATCATGTACGTGCGGGCAGTACAGCTGCCTATCTCTTAGCAACACAAAAATATGGCAATATTGATACATACAATGAATATATTAAGAACCAGCCGCGCAATGAATATCTCAGGCATTTCGCCTGGTATAGAATCATGTGTGAATATACTAATGCTCCGGGTATAAGCATGAACGAATCAAAATTCTTGAGAGTTCTCGGTATCAATATGCAGGATTGGGATGATTATATAAAAAGATTCAAATATTATCATGGCCTATGAAGAAAACCATTGCAGAACTCATCGATGAATTAAGTATTGTAAATATCAAGATCTTTATGCTTATCGAAAAAGTACAGAATCATACCGCAACTCTTGAAGAGGCAGGAAAAGTCCAGAAGCTCAATCTCCAGAGAAGTAAATTAATGAACGCTATATCAGATGAATTTAATCAGGAAGGGAGAGTAAAAATATGACCCGGGCAGCATTTTTATCATCAGGCGGAGATCCATTTATCAGTTTACTCGTTTTGAAGCTCTTTCAAGAGAGGTGGTATAACGAAGTGGATAAGCTCTATATTGATTACAATAATCATTCCGGCGTTCCCTTAGAAGTCGCTCAGGAATTTGTCAAACGTGCTATGGAAGAGCCGAAAGTCCATCTCATTTATCATAACCGCGGGATCGGAAATGGTATGCCTATCACTGAAATGACGAAGATTTCTCAGGAAGATTTAGTAATGTTATTAGAAGATGATGGATTTATCTTCGAGCCGGGGATTGTTGATTCCTGTTTCCAGAAGATCGAATCAGACATGACAGATATCGTCGGTTCGCCCAGAGGTAGCTGCGGACCCGAAATATGGGAAAGAAGCAGGGGAAAATATGCACTCGACTATTCAGGCTATGGAGATGTTGGCCCTAACTGGTGGCCTAATTTCTTCTTTTGTAAGCGCAAAGATTTATTACGAACCGATTTCAATTTTGCCAGTATTACTTTCCATGCCGATGAATATTGCAAAGAATTAGACTATACCTTCAAGGATATTAATCACGGAGATACATTCGTCTGGGCGTGTATGCAGCTCAGAGCTTTGGGTCTACGATCACAATCTATTCCTCAACACCATGCTTCACCATATGAAATAGATGATTATAATAATCACACAATGAACTGGATTGGCGATAAACCGAAATGGATTCATGGCGGCTCACTTTCTACCGGATGGGGAGGCTATCTATCTAATATAGTCCCCGATGTGAGCAATGAAAGTGCATTACTGGAAACAGAGACACGAGCCGCTTTCTGGACTATCGCTTCATCTATAATAGAAGGCTTCACCGATTTCAAATATCAATACCAGAAAGGCATCGAAAGCCTCATCGCCAATGCAGGCTTAGATAGGGATCGCATTGGCAAAAAAGTCGGGATATATAGAGCATTAATGAGAATATGAAACCTAGCTTAACAGAAATAATTATTTTTCATTTTACCCAAACACCAGCAAATTGGCTTATTATATCGGATTTGATAAATGATCTCCCGTCAGGCAGCTATAAGCAAAACATATATGAGAAATATAAAGCTAAAAAAATTACCAAACTAAAAAAATATTTTCTAGAGATTATTAAGTTATATGATAAACATGAACAAAAAGATTTTATTGAAGAATTTCTGATTATTGCAATGAATAATTATATTAATTGGGAGAAAGTATTTTTATCTATCATAGCGAAAAAAAAGAATTAAATATATGACACGAGCAGTATTATTACCATCGACAGGAGATCCATTTCTTTTACGCGCGTGGCTGAAATGCTTTGAGAGATGGGAGGATGAAGTTGATAAGCTATATATTTGTATCAACAATCGCGAAATGCAATCTAACGAATTAGGCTATATTCTTGATTTAGTTACCTTCAATCCAAAAATTCACCATCAGGAATATTTCCTTACTCTCGATCACGGTCCGGCGATCAATAAAATGCTCGATGTATGCCAGGAAGGTGCTATCATGCTAGCTGAAGATGATGCCCTTATTTTCAAAAAAGGACAGGTAGAATCCTGCTTTAAAAGAATTCAAGACAACGAAGTTGATGTCATAGGTTCTGCGCGGGGCAGTTGTGCCAAAGAAATCTATGAACGTGCTGAAGAAGTATGGGGTACGCCTCCTCAAGCTCCTAACTTCTGGCCGAACTTCTTCTTCATCCTAAAAAAGAATCTTCTCCAAACAGACCGTCACTTTCACGCGAAGCAATGGGTTCGCGGGGATTACATTAAAGAACTCGATCTCGAAATCACCGATGAGATATCCCCTGCCGATACGTTCGTATGGGCTTCTATTCAACTGCGGGGTATGAATCTCCGGGCAGAACTCGTCGATCAATACCATTCCCGTCCCGAAGATATTCAGGATAAAGAACAGGTATTAGGTATCTTTGACAGGAAATGTCCCTGGGTACATATCGGTTCGATGTCAGGTTGGCAATTTACTCTCATGAGTGCTACACTACAACCGAGGCTTGGAAGTATTAGTGAATGGGAGAGGCGAGCTGCCGCGTGGCTCATGGTATGGGAAGACGCACAGGAAGATTTGCCTGAATCTATGCAAAAGTTTTCAAATCTATATAAATCTGGGATAGATCGGCTTATTACCGAATATACCCTCTCTCCTGCCAGAGTTAGATTACGAACTGATTTATTTAGATATCTTATTAACCCTGAGTTATATATGAAGAGACTTGAAGAGCGGAATACATTATGAAAAAAAGTTTAATAGTTTGCTGGATTTCAAATAATGACTATCCTCTCTTCAGAGAATGGTTAGAGAAATATCACTCATTCTTTGATGAGATTATCATCCATTGGGATATCATGTTCCGTTTTCCTTTTTACAATGCTTTCATTCAATCTTCCCTCTCTCACATTCCAAACATCAAATTTTTAGATATGGTTCAGCGGGAACTCGGAGTAGATGATTGGAGACATGCGGCCACGACAGAGATGTTGAGACATGCTACGGGAGACTGGATTATCTCTATTGAGCAAGATTGGTTTAGCAAAGATTGGGATAGACTTCTAAATGCCTCAGAGCAAGCTATGAAGAATTCAGATCTTTTTGGCTGGTACAATCCTACCAACTTCCCCTATATCCATCCTGCCTATTTTTTTATCAAAAGAGAAATGCTTGAGAAGACCCGCAAAGACTTCTCTCCTCATGCGGAGATCAATGGAGCAGATCACTTCGCCATGATTACCAGGGATGCTTTAGATAATGGAGCGAAACTAATTAAACTCCAAGACCTGGGATTCGTTACTGACAAACTTGATCCACGCGAGACAGATTGCTTTCATTTGGGCGGAGTAAATCAGAACTACCTCGATTTCGATGTGAGATTTCAAGCAAATGCGATTCATCGACCTGAAATATTCTCAGTCTATAATCATTTTTCCAGGAAAGCCAACGTAGATCAATCTCCTTATTTCATGTCTATTATGGATAAAGTATCACCCCGTCTAGTAGAAATGACACAGATAGATCCTGAATTAAGCGACTGGAGGAAATTCTTTATATGAATATAGATGTCATTGTCTCATGGCCTATTCACCTGGATTTTCCTCTATGGAGGCAATTTATTCATGAGAATAGATCCAGATTTAACAAAGTGATCGTCGTCTTTACCCAGATGAACACAGGCAGAGATTATCGTCCATTTCTTCGGGAGCAATTGAGTAAGGAAGGGGTTAGTATCATAGATAATGATGAGGTAGAGGGCGGTCAGGATTGGAGAAATGTCGCGGTACGCAAAGCTCTCGGAGTCTCAGATGCGGAATGGATATGGTTCACCGAACAGGACTTCTTTCCACAGAAGGATTTCTGGGATAAAGTTGCATATTATTCGTTTCATACTGATGCCTTTGGATATTACCAGGATACACGGCTTCATCCTTGTTGTATCTTCATAAGACGTAATCGACTTGATCAGACGACTAAGGACTTTTCAGCTAACCCGCCGGGATATGATCATTTTGGTAAATTGCAATTAGATCTTGAGAAAGGTTTACCAATTGGAAAAATAGATAAGGAATATGGTCATCATTATAACGGTCTTTCCCAGAATATCTGGCTTCTCATGAATGGACTCGAGCCGAATTATAATCCCCCGGAATTCAAAGAATATTGCAGGAAATGTCTCGCGCTTGATATTCCCATTGAGCCGAATATGAAAGCATTATTTGAAAAATATGTTAGTATTTAGCGACAGGCATCATGAATCACTCTATTCCTCTCTCGTCATGCTCTTCGAAGACAGACTCGGAGGAGAACTTTATTATCCTTTAGGCATGGAGTGGTATGAACAGGGATATTGGAATGTCTATCCTCATCCCGCAACAGCGAAACAATATTTGTCTTTAGATCAGCTATATCACCCTGAAGACGGCACACCTCCCCTCAATCAAATCATGGAGATACACGAAGGCATCTTCTCAGTCGAAAGTACAGATACCCATAAATACATCAAAGGAATCAGACTCGACAAATTCAAAGAAATGAGATTCGACATCCTGATCGCTACTCTCCCCCAACATATTGAACCATTCAAGAAATTAATCTCAACCTACCAACCCCAAGCGAAACTCATCTACCAGATCGGTAATCAATGGAATATCGACTTAACCGTAGTTAAGAATGTTATGGCATCAGCAAACATAGATATACCAAAAGATGTCAACGGTGTGATTTATCATCAGGAGTTCGATCTCAATATTTTCGATTATACTCCCGTTCCTATGGCGAAAAAAATATATAGCTTCATTAATTGCCTGAGTATGGTTGATATTTATCGGAAAGATTGGGAGTTATTTTTAGAACTGGAACGCCTGTTGCCAGATTGGGAATTCAAAAGCTTCGGCGGTCAATGCAGGGACGGATGGTGTAACGGAACGAAAGAACTTGCCGATAAGATGAAAGAAGCTGCCTTCATTTTTGCGTGTAAGAATGAAGGTGATGGTTATGGACATGTTATTCATAACGCAGCAGCTATTGGAAGACCATTAATTGTCAGAAAGTCCGATTATGATGGCAAGCTCGCCGAACCATTACTCGAAATGTCCACAAGTATATATGTAGACAATAAAACGCCGCAAGAGATAGCAAGCGAAATTCAAGAAACTCATGATAATGGCTTTGATTATCTGAAAGGGAAACGTATCTATACCAAGTTCAAAGAGCAAGTCAATTTCGATCACGAAATTCATAAAATCCGTAACTTTTTAGATTTCTTATGAAACTTATCTTACATGCGATTAGAATTAATCCAAACGTTATCGAGGAAATTCAGATAGAAGATGTATCCCATTTTTCTGTTGATGATTCGAATATCGTGGTTCAGTTCAACGACGGCAAGCATGAACTCATTCCACTTCGTGCCAATGACGGACAACAGATTCATGAATGGTCAGGATTCTCGATCTTCGTGACGAGAGTTGGATTGAAAGTAGATATGAATAAATAATATGAGTAAAATGATTTGTATCCCATGTAATATGGAATTCCCTTCCGATGCTATTTATATAAGGCATAAGAATTCCGGTCATGTTGCTTTTCGCGAGAAAGGAATTGTTCTTGATTCGCCACCCGAACCGCTTCTTCCTCCCGGCTTTCCCGAACCTACTTCCGAATTCGTCGAGATGGTCAATAGAATTGAGAACAAAACAGAAGAACCAAAACCTTCGCAGCATCCATCCGAATTACCTCCGGCATCTCCGATTACTCTCGAATATATCTGGCGCGGCGAATGTCCTTCTGATAGAGCTTCAGTTACGACACTTGAACTCGATGTAGCGAACAAACATTTCTGTATTGCCATTTGTTCGATCTGTAGAAAGCAATTAGCGACTATGGAGGTGGCAAAACTATGAATAACGAACGTACCTATGTTCAACTTGTACATAAAAATATTGAAACCCTTCTCAAAATAATTGAAACAAAAGATGATATTATTCGTATGTTAATGACAGAATTATTGCCTGGCAAGGAGGTGGCAAGAGAATAATGGGACAAGTAGTATATCGACAAAAAAATACCTATACCAAACGCTGTGATAAATGCGGCAGGTTATCTCACTATATTTACCGTATTCAATTAGGTCAATTCTGGTATAACTTCTGCTCGGGCATGTGTACAGACGCAGCCCAGAAAGAATATCAATCCAAGGAAAAGAACGGCATTTCACCAAGCAGTTTGGAACCGATTGAAGAAGGAGGTGATATTGCATGACCGAAGAACAAAGAAAGATAGACATGGAGGTGTTTGAAGCCGAAGCGAAAAAAACAGCTCTTCAGTTACCGAATCACAAACTAAAAGAGTTTACCCTGAATACCATAGAACAGCAAATGCTTGCCGAACAGGAGACTATTGTCGCACTGGCTAGAGCTTCACAGGATAAAATTATCAATGAATATGTTCTCAGTAGAGTTGGAGTTACCCCAAGTCCTGCGATTCATATAAGGTATTCAATTAGTCTGGGAAGATTCGTAGTATATACACCCAAATTACCCAAGGGATCGTCTAAAGAAAAGTCGTAGTTATTGTTTATTAACCCATCGAAGAAAGAATATAAGCGGCAGACATAGGATAAATAATAACGACGTGAAGAATGTCTTCATGGCATCTCAATTCTTATAATCCAACGCCGAGAAGACTACGCAATCGGCTCGAACTCGCTAGCGAAACAGCATTTATATCCCGTATACCAATTGCCGCGATAGACCAGGTAGCAGCAGCTCCCACATTGGTATATGACATCGTGACAGATCCCGCAGGGGTTTGCGGTCCCGTTGTCTCATCTGCTCCTGAACCGAGAGTCCCAGTCGTATTATTGCGGGATGTTTGATTAGCGGTAATACTCGTATCACTTGACGCGACTGCCCCGATAACCCAATCATTATCTGCCACAGTCGTTACGCTCACCGTGGCATCGGCAGCTCCTATATTTGTTGCTGACGCGGAATTAAATCCTTCAGTCGGAGAGACTTGATGCACTCCATCCAAAGATATCGCACTTCCTATGCTATCCAACCCGGTAGATAATGTCACAGCGATACTATTTGTCCCGATAGTCGGATTTATCAGTCCCCACATTTCTATACGTACTGCTCCTGATGCAGATGCTTTTGCTCCCAGGAACGTCATTGCCACTCCTCCATAGGTAATAGAAGTTACCGAAGACCCCGCTACCGATAACATCGCGATATCTACTTCCAGATATCTGTTCGCCCCATTCGTTGTATGATTCCATGAATACGAAGCACTCGCTGTCTGGTATCCCGAGTTCGATACAGCATCAAATCCTATTACTTCCGCCTTGATTTCGATTGCTATCCCTCCCAACATCGCATTGGCTGAAAAAGTAGCATCCACGGTCGTATCATTACTCACTTTCCATTCAGATACGATATCTATTCCGGTTCCTCCTCCCTGTGTCTCATTTGTAGCCAATTGACTAAACCCTGCACCTACCGAACTAAGCGTATGACTCCCGTCAGATGCCAATACTCCATATGTCGCATTATTCGTATTACTGAATGCTCCCAATGTCACCGTCAATGTCGGTGAGGTAGCTGTTTCGTCTTTATTCGTCGCTGATTGTACGACAGCTCCCGCGCCATTAGCTCCTGATGTATCAATCCCTGCTGCCTGATCCACCACCCAATCCACATCTGTCTGATTTTGTCCGCCAAAATCAATAGAAATAGCCCCGCTCGTCGGACTAGCTCCAAGTCCACGGAAAAGCGTTATTCTTTTCCTACTTGCGCTTGTTGTATCCCACACAATAGTCGCAATCGCCACCCAAGTCAGTCCGTTCCCCGTGAGAGTAGGTTGATTAGGATCAGCAGTGATATTTGTACGCGAATTAACTGCGACAAGAATAAGATTATTACTTGCCGGAGAGATAGAAGCAGTCGCGGCAGTGCTATTGCCATCAATATCTGCTCCCGATGTGAGATTTGTTATTGAGACCAGTTGCGCCATAGTTACACTCCTTTATATCCGCTCATAGAAGCGATTACATTTGCTCCCGTCGTTACAGGTTGACAATTAATAGCAGTGGCGGCTGTTCCTCTGAGAGGAGTAGGAAATGTAGCAGTATATCCTCCTCCCGCAGCCGCAGCATATCCTTCATGGATAATAGTTGCCCCGTCAAGAATTTTTACAAAGGTACCCACAGTTGCATGAGAATTCGTAACAGTTATTTGCGTAAGATATGTTCTTACTCCTGCCGCTTGAGCTGAAATAACAGCAGTGGAAGTAGTATCGGTGATAGCCGCCGTAGTTCCATTAACAAAATTTTCCGGGTTGGCATAAGGTAATACAATCAACTTCCCTACTAAATCCGCTACCAGTTGCACCATTCTCGCTGTAGTGACAGCACTATTCTCAGACGAGACAGCCTGCGCACCAGTATTAATAGGATTTGTGCCGATAGCGACATTTGTCGCGACATTTCCTCCCACAGCCTGTGTACCTGCTACTCCCGCTGTTACTATTGAAGTACCGGCTACAGAAGTCAAATCCGCCTGAAGCGCATTCCCCGCGGTGACATTTACTCCCCGTTCATTTCCCGCGGCATCACGAATTTGATCATATACCTCTCTTCTTACTGACATGCGGACATTCCCGAATTGATTTTCCGTAATAGCAGTTGGAGATACATCATCAAATTGCGCAAGTAATCCCACAGCTCCGATACCTGTCCCCGTAGTATTATTCGCGTTTACAATAGATCTCCATAAATCAACAGATGAACCATTGTAGACTCCATTCTGTGCATATACTTTCGCCGCACCTGTCAGATTGGCTGTATCAGCCGCAGTCGCCACAGTCAATGAATTAGTACTGCTTGCGCCGAATATTTCAACACGCAAAGCTCCACGGGAACCTACATTCAAGATATTGAATTGGGTATCAGTTAAAGTAGGTAAGGTATTATTGTATTTTGCTATCGTTGATACATTCAAAGCACCTGTTATAGTAGCTACATTACTTACATCGCCAAATGTTGGCGTAACAGAAGCGATCTGGGAAATATTAGAAATCGTAGATAATGGAGTAAGTGTGGATAATTGGGCTGCGGTGAGTACCACAGGCAACGAAGATGCGGCCAATTGCTGCCCCAGAGAAAAAGCTGCTCCTCCTACCTGCTTAATATTTACATCACTCGTTCCAGTTATAGACACGCTCCCTAGTGAAACCGATGTAGCCGATCCGCCATTAAGTCTCGCCATTAAGCGTCTCCTCCTTCCATGAGATCATTCATCTCAAGCACACGTATATCGGCACTTCCCCCTGCGGTAACTGCGTAGACGATATTTCTCGGACCCGCATCCAATGATGGACCATATGTTCCCGCAGGGACGGGTATGCCTGTAGCCGAAGTCACATTCGCTCCGCCTACATAAATAGTCGTTGAGGCTGAGTTATTATAAATGGTGAGACTTCTCCTGTCTGCCAATGCTGTTCCAGGCAATGGAGTTAACGCGGAAGTTACGGTTACAGCAGTCGCCATAACAGTTCCCCGGTTAGGATTCAGAGAAACATTCGTCACTGGTTGAGGAATCATCCAGTTTTGGATCTCGACAGGTATGGTCTTATCAGGAAAGCCAACATTTGCCGCCTCTTTGTTGATCAAGATATTAAATCCTTTCTTCAGTTCCTCAATTCCTTCGAGAAGGTCATCGAAGCTCTTCACCCGGATTTCATTATTAATTGATAAATCATTGGGAATTTTGATATTAACTGCCTGCATAGCCTTGACAGTAGTCCGTTGGAGTTCATTGATTTGATTCGCGAGTGCTATAAAAGCGTTATTGAGTTCTGAGAGGTTTTTGATCTGAACAGGTGGCAATGAGTCAATTTTGTCAATAGACACTTTCCCGAATACTTGAAACATATGAGGAATGTCAACTCTGAATTTCCCGGTAGTTGTCAGGATTTCAGTGAGTTTTCCGTTAATCTTATCAAGCAACGTAAGGGTACGGGGATCAGCAATCTCTTTGAATTGCAAATCTAGGTCGTTTAATTCCAAATCGTCGGGTTTCATAGTAGATATACTCTACCAGGTTGTTCCTTTGGAGCTATCTTAATTATATCACATTGAGGCTATTTTCCTAGCTCAAAGCAAACCATGGGGAACTAGCCAAAGAAGTAAATGTTCCCAGGGATGACGGAGCAGTAGTGCCTATTCCTGTGTCAGCAGTGAAAAATCGTGACGCGCTTGAAGCGAGATTGGCATTTGGCCCATTATTCCCCGCACCCCGTCCGAACTGACCGAATGTAGATCCCGTTGAGACATCTTCCCATGCGACCGCGTATATCTTACCCGCTGTTACGGTATATGGACCGCTTGCTAGTGCAATAGTTTTGACTCCCGTAGTCTGAAAAGGAGTAGATTGATCTGCGGATTTCGCAATCAGATTCTTGCTTGAATCATATAATGCGACGAAGCAGTTCTGCAAATTAGCTCCCGCTGATGTGATATTTACAATAACGTTAGTTACACTACAGGTAACAGGAAGAATTAATGTTGATCCGAAAACGAGTTTCGCGGTAGGATTGTAATTATTCACCATCCCGACAGGATCATATGACCATGTTAAGAGACTTGCGTTGTCCCACGGAGTCCAGCCTGCGTCTTGCGGAAATGGATTATTGCTCAGAGCAATCGTTCTCCAATAGGTTCCATCAGAATAGCCTATCCAATATGCTCCCGGAGAATTCAGAACAATACTTGGCTTATTATTGTCTATCGCAGTGCCTCCTGAAACGGAGATAGTAAGGGTAACGGTAGTAGTCAGTGAGTTTGATTCGTCCTTGATCACAAAGACCTCATTGGTATTTCCCGCAGCAGGGGCAGGGAGAGTAAAAGTCCGGCTCGAAGTTATCGAAGTTAGCGGAACGATCATATCAGATGCACTGAGCGTATGCCCCGTATCTGCCTGAGCAGACCGGTTCATAAAAAGATTCTGGAGTGTCTTATTTGTGACGTTTTGTGTACCATTTGTCGAAAGTACATGACCACTCGTACTTGAAGGGGTTGTTATAGTCAAATCTGTCCCTGAAAAATTACCATTCGCATCGATATATGCCTTCTCGACATTACTTAATAACCCCTGGAAGAATTTACCTCCGGCTCGTACACCCTTTGCGATAAATTGTATAGGAGATCCAGAGTTAGCATATGTATCTTCCGCTATTAGGAGTCCTGCCGCATCGCCTGTTCCGTCCCGATAATAATGAAGATACTCCCCGGCAGTATTGAGGTTTCTGTGCATAATAACTCTTTGATCTTTGAAAGTATTATTTTCGATAAAAGCATTCCCCGCACCATTATCGATAATACTCGTTGACCATCCGCCCCATCCATTTCCTGAGTAATAATTCCCCATGAACTGATTGTTCGCGCTGGAAGAATCTAGCTGTACATGAGTAACAGTTCCCCGGTCATTACATTCTATGCGGTTGTTAGTAAAATTGTTTCCTATGTCATTGGACTCAACACCTATAAGGAAGTCCTCACAGGAATTATTAATAAAATGGTTGTCATTTCCGTACTGGATGTTAATAGGATATTCAACTCCTGTCCCCCCTGATGCTTTAGTAAATCCACATCCATTAAGAGTATTTTCATTTGGTTTGAAGGCAGTCGCATCGGGATCACGGGTAAATAAAAATCCATTGGTACATTCTTCTACTTTCGTACGATAGAAGCGGAGAAAATAGGATTGCCCCCATACTTTGACCGCTGTCTCGAAATTTGTAATCAAAACTCTCTCAAAATCCGAATCAAATTGATACATCATATCCAGTCCTATGGCTCCCGCATTAGTTTTAGCAGTGTTATCGAGGGTTAAGTCGGATACTTTTAGTTTATATCGTGCCGTTGTGGGGCTTGTTTTTTGAATAGCGGAGAAATTAGCCTTATTCCATGTCAAGTAGGTAACATTCATTCCCATTCCGACGAGTTGAATAGCTGAAGTATCAGGAATACTAATTGAATTTGACAGGATATAATTTCCTTCACGCAGCAATACTCTTCCATTCGTTGCATAACTCGCCACTTTGGTCAACGCGGCATTTATCGTCACGTCATCATTTGACCCGGTAGTCACATAATCAGCATATTGCGCGAATGGACTGCTTTGCGGACATACGACGATTGTATCTGTTTTCGGGAATGGTCTTCGGGTAATGTCTGACATATTAATTGTAGTAAATATACGTGACCCCCTCGCCATTGACGAGAGAATCTATATAAACCAGATTCAAGTTTGAAACATAGAGATCATAACTATCTCCCGCATAGAGAGGCACACCTTTGCGGGTAGCCAAAGCAGCCACGACATCCGATCCTCCTACAGTGACAATGTTTGTATTATTTGTCATAGCTATGACAATAACTTTTTGACAAGGAATGCTTGAGGAAGAAAGCTGTACTCTCGTGCCTGCGGTTGTAACAATCTTGTTCCCATCTGTAATTGAGGTAAATAACCCTGAAAGTATTCCTGTGCTATTACCAGTACCCCCATTAAGTCTTGTCATTAGCTATCCCCTCCCTCTGTTAGGTCATTCATTTCCAGCACCCGTACATCAGCAGAGCCAGCGGATGTAACCGCGTAGACGATATTTCTCGGACCCGCGTCCAATGATGGACCATAGGTTCCGGGAGATACAGGGATTCCCGTTGCGGCAGTGACATTCGATCCTCCTACATAGATAATAGTCGTTGATGAATTATTATGAATCATCATACTTCTTCTATCCGCGAGAGCTGTTCCAGGAAGAGGGGTGAGAGCTGTGGTTACGGTAACAGCAGTTGCCGTGACTGTTCCCCTATTGGGATTTAAAGATACGTTCGTTACGGGTTGCGGTACTTTCTGTGGCGGGAAATTATTTACCGAAAGACTTGTCGGAAATTCGACTGGCCTGTTCATGCCTTCTGATAATGTATCGAGACGATCCCGAAGTTCCTGTAACAATAAATTCGTTTCACCGAAGTCAACCGGCGGCATCTTAACATCTCTTGGTTTTAATAGCATGAGCTGTTTTGAAAGATTTGTAATAGCTGCTTCAATTTTTGTAGTATCTAATTGAGATTGATTAACAACCTCTACTTTCGTAAGTTGCGGAGGTTTTATCTTCTCGATAGTAGCAGTCAGCCGTTCGAGATATGCCGTGATTTCATCGAGGTTATTAATACTGATATCTTCAGGCATTTCAGGTATTTTGATATTCTTTATTGCTCCCAGAAGTTCGGGAGAATCAACAGTGATTTTCGTCGGAGTCGCAGGGAATTTAATATCCTTTATTTGATCGCCCAAAGATTGCATGTCTTCTCTGGTAGGCATATTGCTGAGAATTTGATTACAGAAATGAGATATTTTTCGTAAAATACCCATCGCAATAGTGGATATGATGAAATTATTGCTATTTGTTTTATTGACTTTTTCCATAGGCTGGACGATCTCGTTTATGGGTATCTGAGGTTGGGAATCTTTTAATTCCTGAATTGAGGAGATAAGCTCATTATGCCTCGCCCTCTCAAGAAGTCTGGCTCTGGCGTTCTGATCTATCATATTTTTTTCGTAGACTTGTTCTTCATATCATTCAGTAATTGCAAATGTAGTCCATTCGCACTCTGATGAGGTTCAGAAGCCATAGCCATTATGTTCTTGACATAATCCTGTGTATGCTTATATGGCGGGACACCTCCAAATTGCTTCACCGCTTTCCCGCCCGCGTTATACGAAGCCAAAGCGAGATCAGGTTTGCCGAACTTATCCCACGATTCTCTGAGCATTCTTGCTGCTCCCATGATGGCTGATTCAGGATTCATGGGATCTATACCCATCTTTTGTGCTACATCAGGCATAAATTGAGCTATTCCTATACCGCCTGCTTTCGAATGTGCTTTCGGATCGAAGCCTGATTCCTGTTTCAAAAGAGCCGAGAGCATCATAGTAGGGATATCGTTTTTATCAGAAGCTTTTTCGATAATCGGTTTTACCCAATCAGGAGTACCATCGACATATTCAGGACTGGATACAGGCGGATGAGAAGCATTCGTATCGAGTGTTTTTCTTTCAGGCGGAGTCTCAGCCCTCGGACTTATACGTTGAACTTCTTGCTGCGCCCAGCCGGGAGACTGTGCGGAACTGCGGTCAAAGGCGGGTACTGAAGACGACGAAGGACTGGACGCAGGTCTTGGTAATAGAGAAAGTAAATTATTCATAGCAGTAGTCTCCTACTGCCAAGTTGTTCTTTTAGTAAGCAAATATATTATACCATGTAGAATCGAATTCGTTTGATATGGTGGCTATTGTCAGGAGCTATATTATATGCTATAGTAGCATAGCGTTTATGAAATCAGATACTAAAGACAAGAAAATTATCATCCACCAGACGAAGACGCTCTCGTTACGGATCGTCAAGCCACAGTCTATTCCCATGGAAGAATTTACCGATCTAGTGCGTTATCATCAAATGATAATCTTTCCTGTCTACAACAATGGAGCAATAGATTTATATAAAAAGCTTTTCAAAGCAAAAATCCAAAAAGGCAACGAGGCTCGGGCGATTAAATACTTCATGAATAAGATAGTATATGCTCCTATTGCCAACACAGTGAAAAATTCCTATATTGCCCTTGGGTATTCCACTAAAATGCAGAGTTCTTTTTCAGGAAAGCGATTATGGGATTTGCGTTTTGGAGAGGCTACACCGCCCACGATTAAAGCAGACTTTCCCCTTCCTTTCTATAATCAATCAGGATTCAAGGTTTCGTCGGAAAATGGAGAATTTATAATTGGCATTCCCTTTGGTCAATATACAAAAAAAACTGTTTCTGATATCGAAAAAAAAACTTCCTTTGCATGGGATAAATTTACCCTTGAAGACACCACGAAAAAGACTTTAATAGAACTTCTCCTATCTACAAAAACCAGAAAAATGAATGAAGGCTGGAAGAACAACGAAGGGACCGAAGCCGAAATCAAGCGGGTAATGGACGGGACATATCAGGTTACAAGCCTTGAAATACTTCAAAGGGATGATAGTTGGTTTGTGAATTTCAATATTGCTTATGACTCATTAAAAAAACAGCCTGATAGAGATAAGATTGCGGGTATTCATATGGGAATTACCCGTCCATTAACTGCCGTTATTTATAACAATAAATATAGAGCGCTATCTATCTATCCCAATACCGTCATGCATCTTACCCAAAAACAACTCGCGAGAATTAAAGAACAACGCACCAACAGCAAATATGCTACAGGAGGACATGGTAGGAATGCGAAAGTCACCGGAACCGATACCTTATCAGAAGCTTACCGTCAGAGGCGGAAAAAGATAATTGAGGATTGGATCGCTTCAATAGTGAAATTTGCTATAAATAATGAGATAGGAACTATCTATCTCGAAGACATTTCAAACACTAACTCATTCTTTGCAGCACGTGAGCAAAAACTGATCTATCTCGAAGACATTTCAAACACTAACTCATTCCTATCCACCTACAAATATCCTATATCAGCCATTTCCGATACACTTCAGCACAAACTCGAAGAAAAAGCTATACAGGTAATCCGTAAAAAAGCATATTACGTCAACCAGATTTGTTCTCTCTGCGGTCACTATAATAAAGGATTCACTTACCAGTTCAGAAGAAAAAATAAATTCCCGAAAATGAAATGTCAAGGCTGTCTGGAAGCAACTTCTACCGAATTTAATGCGGCAGCAAATGTAGCCAATCCTGATTATGAAAAATTACTCATCAAACACGGACTTTTACAACTAAAGAAATAATTTTTCCAGCTTAATTATCGATGCCGTAAGGTCGATAGATAATTCGGTGAAATCCCGATAGGTAAGCCCGCAATTCGCGGATACGCCTGTAAGCACAAGTCGTCAGACTGAACGGATCGGCGTATCTATCACGCCCTATGGTGAGTTCATTAGGATACATGACTTTGAGAGGGTAATATATATAACACTAGATCCCATTCTCCTAGTTTTCCTATGGATCTCACTAAGATTGATACTAAATGAATTGTAGACTACATTCATATAATTGAATGTAAGTAGATCATAATACTTCAGGTGTTCGCAAAAATGTTATGGCTAAGAAGACGAGAAGTGATTCTGTCCACTATTACGATTATCTTGCTATATCAATATGTAGACGGTCTACAACTCATTGATAGAAATCAATGAGTTAGACAGAAAGTGTGCTGTGGGTAGTTTCAGTCTACAACTCATTGATAGAAATCAATGAGTTAGACATAAAATTGAATCTGCATTTAAGTTAAGTCTACAACTCATTGATAGAAATCAATGAGTTAGACGGATATGATGCAAACTTTAAGAGGATAGTCTACAACTCATTGATAGAAATCAATGAGTTAGACATTGTGAGTGAAGAGTTTTCCTAGTCTGTCTACAACTCATTGATAGAAATCAATGAGTTAGACAAAAAGCAAATAGCTTTACTTACCAGTCTACAACTCATTGATAGAAATCAATGAGTTAGACGCGACGTGGTTTTCAGCGTCGATTCTCCATGTCTACAACTCATTGATAGAAAATCTAAAAATTAAAATAAACTATGGACGACTATATATCCTTTTCTCAGTTGAATGATTTTTTATATTCGCCTTTGTCACTATATTTGCATGAATGTTATAAAACATATCATACACAAATGTACGATGATATACCTCAAGTCGCAGGGAAAAAAGCTCATGCTACTATAGACAATAACCAATATAAGAAAAAACATTGGATTACCGGCATGTGGTTATGCTCGCCTATATTGCGCCTTTATGGAAGAGCCGATTTGTATAATGATTTCACAGGGGAATTAGTAGAAAGGAAAAGAAAGATTGCATATATCTACGAAGGCTATAAAATGCAGATATGGGGACAATATTATTGCCTCGTTGAGATGGGATATTCTGTTTCAGGTATATCTCTGCATTCGCTTATCGATAATTCCCGATATTCTTTAGGCATTCCTACAGAAGATAATATCCATCAATTAAAAGATCTTATAAATAGAATGCGAATATATACACCAACATTTGACGTTCTAGAGGAAGAAAATGAGAAATCCTCAAATTCTATTTATGCAGCACTCCTGCCGACAAAGAAATAAACTATGCTAACTCCATCAGATATTCACCATCGCAAATTGTTATTAATCATGCCAAAAGAAAAATTAGACGTAGCCTTGCAATTGCAGATGGGAACCTTATTATATAAGGTTGACGATAAAAATATCGATAAAATCCCACTACATAGCCTACTCGCTATATTTTTTTATGGCAAATGTACTATATCTTCAGAGTTACTGAAAGAATTCGCTTCACATGCAGTTTCCATATTTTTCCTCAATACGAATTTTGAATTGCATACCAGTTTCATAGCAGAAACAAAGGCGAATTATCTACTTCGCCAAAAACAATACTATCTAACGGAAGATCAAGAGCTTACGCTTGCACGACAACTGATTCAGTATAAGATTAAAAATCAATATAATACATTAACATATTTTAAGAAAGAATTATTTTCTGAACCTGATATTTCCTTAATGAACGATGCTCAATCAATTCTCGGGATAGAAGGTTCTACTAGCTCGCTCTATTTTTCCAGACTCTTTGACTCTATGAATTGGTACAAACGCCTGCCGCAAGCAAAGCCGGATGAAATTAATATACTTATGGACATTGGATATACTATGCTTTTTAATTTAACTGATGCTATGCTTTCTCTTTTTGGCTTCGATACCTACAAAGGATTCTATCACAAGTTATTTTTCGCCCGGAAGTCTTTGGCATGTGATCTTATGGAACCAGCCAGACCGATTATAGATGCCGCGATTGTCACTATGTATCGGCATAATATATTTCAATTAAAAGACTTTGAAGTGAAAAATAAGAGTTATCAATTCGCCGGAGGCTGGAAAACACGACAGAAATATGCCTCTTATTTCGTCAGGACACTTTCTCAATATAAAGAAGAATTATTCCTCTATATCCGCCAATATTATTTTTCTATGGCTAATCCCGAGAAATACCAGTTTCAAAATATCCAAATTGACTTTGCGAAGCTCCCGCAATCACTAGAATAATATGCTACTCATCTCCTATGACATATCCAAAACAAAAACCAGAACCAAATTTGCCAAATTCCTTGAGAAGTATGGTGAGAGAATCCAATATTCTGTGTGGAGGGTAGAAAATAGCCCGCGTTTGTTGCGGATCATTCAGACAGAAATCAAGCAGACATTCTCCAAGCTATTTAAGGCGACAGATAGTGTCTATATCTATCATATCTGTGAAGGTTGTGAGAAAAAAGCCATAAAATTCGGCTTCGCGAAGCATGAAGATAAGGATGTTATCATTTTGAGTTGATAATATACTATATCTATTGACATAGTACTATAGTATATGATATAGTGATTCGATGTTAATGTTTGGTATAATAATGATTGTCTATACTATTCTATTCGTCATCGTATCTTTCGTGCTTGAGATGCTATTGGGATAATGATTGGGAAACAGATTGTTTTATACCCAATTGTTGCAATGCCTTTCCTACTTCAGTCATTACTCTTTTTGTTCCTTTAGCTTCGATGAACTGTGCTACTTTCTCTTGAACTCCCGGATCATTAAGCAGTTTTTCTGTTGCATTTCTGGCTCCCATACCGATTAACCATGCCCCCGATCCAGATCCCACTATGCCGAGATTAGTTAATGCATTAAGAAGTGCATATCCCCCCATTCCTGCTCCCAATCCTGCTATATTGGATACCATGTTTAATGTTGCGTTTGTTGGTTTTTTATTTCTCGCGAGTTCTTTTTGAAGTGCTATATCCTCAGCGGTTGTTCCTGCGGGAGGAACCCTCGAATCTTTAGCATCCTGAAGATTACTACGAATATCTGAGAGTTGATATGATTCCTGATTCAGTGACTTTATAGTATCTGGATTTCCCGATTTTTGTTCAATATAATTCTTCAAATCCATATATGTTTTGTTATAAACACTCGAACTATTCTTGCTATCCCATTTATCTCCAATAGCTTCTTTGAGAGCGTTTACTAATTTTAGGCTTCCTGGATATTTGCCTTGAATAAAATCTTGCAAAGATTGAGGTGTATATCCTCCTTTTGATGCTCCTTTAGTATTCGCAATAGGTCCTTGATATTTTGAGATCCTAACCTTTGCTTCATTTGGATCGACTAAATCACCTGTCCGCTTATCTATAAAGCCAGTAATATCGCTTCCTGTTTCGCCTCCTATAGGGATCAGTCCTGCTTTATCATAAATTGCCGGGGTAAATTTGGGTACTTTAATTTCGTTCGATGCACCCGTTGTCGCGCCAATGAATTTGAGATTACTCTCTGCGTTAGTTCTTATGGTAGATAAGAAATTATCATATGCCTGATTTACTGCTTTTGTATCTCTGGGGTTCAGATTATAGGTATTCACAAGATTATTTTTTATCATTGTTTGTATATCCTCAGGCGGAATCTTAATATTATCCGGCAAAGCATTCATAAGATCTTGACGCACCTGTTGTGCTTTTGCTGACCGTTTATCCAAAGCATCATTTATTGCTTGTGTATCAAATGTCACTTTTGGATGAGATTGCTTTTTTTCATCTATATGGGAAACTGGTAATATTCCCTCATTAGTCGCATAATCAGTATTATAATGTCCGACTAGGTTGTCTGCCGCATTTCTCCAGCCAAGTTGTTCTACTTTTGTAGGTACATCCTGAATACGCTGTTTTATTGCCTGCGTTGTTTTATTTACCAAATCCTTACCTGCACCAGCAAGTATATCTCCAAATCCGGGAATTACAGTATTTAATCCTCCCGTTAATAACGCCTGCCCTGTCATCTGTGCGGGATCAACTTGTCCATTATTTTGAAATAAATCCTCCACTGCTCCGACTCCTGTGCCTGTTATAAATCTCTTCGGAATAGATGCTACGGCTTTTTTTACTCCGCCGCCAATTGTCTTCATTGTTGCTTCTGCTTCTGGCTTTACAGCTTCCCCTCCCGGCAATAATCCATAAAGCCCCTGTTCACCGGCTTGTTTATATACTATTGGATCTTTGAAAGGGTTTTGTTTTAGTGCCATATCATTAGATATCTGCGGAATTGGCCCGCCAATAGCACCACCTCCAACCATTCCCGCTCTTATTGCCAGAGGATTACCGGCTGTAAGAAATCCTGCTAACGTCCCCAATCCCAGACTACCCAATGTTCCAGTGACGTTAGATATACCTTCAGTTGTAGGTGGTCCATATTGCAATGGATTAGATAATTGAGCCGAAGGAGCTTGCAGGTGTTCTTTTGCGCCCTGGTATAGTTGTTGTAGTTGTTGATTTTTATCCATAATTATTTAACTGTATATCCTGCATATACTAAAGATTTTTTAATCACATCATCCGCTTCCCCTTGTGATCTTCCATAGGTTACGATTTCATCAGGGGAAAGCGTAGGCTTTCTCCCGAAGAATCCGCTATCATCAGTCACAGTCCATACTCCTGTACCTCCTTTATCAACTTTCCACTGGACAACTCCCTTTGGTGATTTTGATGATGTAACTTTATATTGTTTCATTGGATCATTAGGTTTATAGATATTGGGCTTTCCCGAAGTCACGTCTCCATTACCTCCAAACATGCTTCTGTCTTGCCCTTGTAATTTATATATCAAGTCCATATCATAACCTGCTGCCGCGAGAGCATTTTTCTGGGTATTCATGAAATACCATAATCCGTCATATGTTGCAGGTTTACCACTTTTTTGTTGTTGGGCTACATAAGCATCTTTCATCTGTTGATAGGCATCGGCTGACTTTAGATCTGATCCCACTCCCGTACCCGATCTCGCATTCGCCTTATCCTCTGCATCCTGTTTTAACTGCATAATCTTGAATACCGAATCCAGGGCACTCTGCGCTCCCTGCGTGTCAGATTTATATTGTCCTACTCTCGAACCAAATTCTTTACCCATGCCGCCGAGTAATGTAGTTAATAAGTTCGCAATATTATTCCCCTGATCTATCTGCGCTGTGTAGGCATATTTCGGGTTCGGGTTATAGATTCCAGACGATGCAGGCAATCCGGCCGAGCCTACAGTCATCCCTAGCGGAGAAGCATCTACTCTGCCAAATGATGCGGCATCTGTCGGAGTACCCGGATTCTGACCCTGAAACTTCGGACTAAGCACTGATGAGTCATATTCGAACAATTGCTTTGCCAGATCATCATAATTTGACTGCATTGCTGGCAAATTAGAATTGGTGATATATTGTTGCCGTTTATCAGGAGTTCCCTGATTAACGAGAGTTTGATTTGCTGCTGAGTAAGACTGATTTAATTGCTGGTCTGATGGATATGCAGTTGCAGGACTTCCCGGAGGGGGCTGAGTATTTGCCGCATTCGGCTGACCTTGGGCTAGTTGCTGCCCTTGGGGTGTGTTGCCTGTTGATGGTGTGTAAGTATTCATATGTCTATTATCTCATTCGTTAGCCATTTCCAGAATTTACGAAATTCGTCTGTTGTTCTTTTTGTAACTCATTTTCCATTTGAGAGCCGACTGCTCTTGTCCCCGTTGATGCCAATCCTGAAGAGATGTTATTAATATCCTGACTTCTTTGACCAGCCAGCTCTTCTTGCGTCTTTTGAAGATCTCTAGTCTGTTGCTCGCTTCCTCTTACCAATTCCTGTTCGGCAGTTCCGAGCTGCGATCTATCTACATTGGAACCGGACAATGCTTTAGCCAGTTGATCGGCAGGCAAATTAGGGTCGATTCCCGCGGGAAGATTAGTATATTGCTTGAGTTTGATTCCCGCCTGTTCGATTGGTAGCGTTGCTGCCCGTTGCTGTGCTTCCTGTTTCAATTTTTGTGCCATTTGGAGTTGCGCGAGTTCATAGCCTCCTCTTCCCATATTCGGATCAGCAGGGTTCACTACCCGGGATGTGGTATCAAATGTTCCTCCTGCGGGAGTATTAAGGTCGGTATTTGAAGTGATATCGGTAGGCTTTAGCACGTTGTATGACCCGTCGGGATTATTCTGGTAAACAGCCATGCCTCTATTATTGAGAGTATCTATTGCTTTCTCCTGATCTTGCAGGTTCGTTATTCCCAGCTGCGCGAGTGTACTTCTGAGATCATCGGTCTGTTGTTTTTGTGTCTGAGCGAATTGAATTTTTTGATCCCGTACTCCTTTAGCATAATCTTCATGCAGCATTTGTGTCGCGCGGGTGAAATCCCCGTTCGCTTCTTTTGCCAGTTGAAGATAATATGGTTGAAGCGTGTTGTATATCTGTTCACGAATCGAAGCCAGATCAGGAGCAGCCAAAGGTGTGAAGCCACCACCCCCGCCACTCCCATGAGTAGCTGCATAGTAGTTATCATCCCAGACTCCCGTAGTCGGATTAATATGTGGATCAAGTGTACTCATATATGTTTTGTATTACATTCATTCATAATTTCTTTTTCACATAATAGGCAATATTTATTAAATTTCGATTCGCCATTCATAGATCTTGCTGTCTCTATGTACCATTCGTTGTCTTTCATATCTTTTCTCGGATGGAGAATTATCCTCCTCCCTTCGAAATATCCATTATCTATTACTCCAAATTTCATATCATGCTTCCAAATGCTATATCTGCCATTGTTCGATCTTGTGTGCTGTCAAGCGTTGGGCTGGTTGAACCTGATATGCTTGTCGAATAGTCAACATGGATTCTTCCACTACTTCCTGCCCCCCCATCTCCTCCCGAAGCATCTCCTCCCGTTCCTGCTGAACCTGCGGTTGCTGTAATCAGAGATGAGCCAAGTACGATTGTTTGTCCTTTTAGAAGACAAGAACCGCCTGCTCCAGCACCTCCTCCTCCAGCATCATGCCCTGATTGACCATTTCCTCCACTTCCGCCATTTAGATTAATGGAGCCTGTGACAGTGATACTTTTGAATAGTAGGAAGACAAGCGCACCCGAATTTCCGCCCGATCCGCCAGTAGAGGTTCCTGAATTATTCCATGCACCACCTCCGCCACCTGTTCCGCCGAATAGCATTGTCGTCAGTGATGAATTTCCTCCTGTACCTCCGCCAATGCCTTTTTCCCCATTTGAACCCTGTTTCACGCCGTTGCTTCCAGATGAGGAATGTCCGCCACCGCCGCCACCGCCGCCACCGAAAGAGGTGTGTCCCTGTCCTCCTCCACCAGCCATCCCATTCGCAGCGGTTGAGGTAGTTCCTGCTCCTATACTACTTTCCCCCTGAGAACCATCGCCATTATTTGTTCCACCAGCTCCGCCCCTGAATCCTCCTCCGTTAGAAGGAGCCGATGAACTTGTTGATCCATCTGTTCCTTTTCCGGTAAGCGTTCCTGCTACAGTCAATGCACCGTTAAATAATTTGAACAAGATTCCTCCTACCGTCCCTGTATATGGCTTTACTGTCACCGTGACTCCGCCTCCAATATTTCCTGAAGTGTGCTGAGAGCCGACTATGACTTGCGCTCCTGAATTGTATGTGTTTGTAAGCGCATATTTTGTGGTTATAGTTCCTGCCGTATAAGATACAATAACATTCATTTCCCAGCTTCCCGTGCCAGTTCCTTGCGTCTGATGAATCAGGATAATCTGTCCAGCCGCGAAGGAAGCATTTGTCGCGGAAAGAGTCTTCGTTCCTGATGTTCCGGTACACGCGGAATCAATAGGAGCGTCTGTCCCCGTTGAGGGGGCATATGCTCCATTTGATCCATTTCCATATCGCTCATTCGTCAAAAATTGTGCCATATTACGGTTGCGTACATCCTAGTACTACTGAAATATCTGAACCCGCGATTGTTGATCCGATTGCCGTTATGTCTACCCGCAATACATCATCCTGAGCGATAGAAGCTGTTGTAAAACTTGTTACTGCTGAAGATGAATTATTACCAGCAGTTATATCTACTGTTCCGACTGTCACTCCTTGCGTCACATTAAACACACGCGCGGTAAGCGTTGAGCCTGTGGGAGCTGTTCTTGCATATGCTGTTAATCTGACAGCAGTCACAGCCTTATCAGCTCTTGGATTCCACCCTAGATCATTAGCTACCGATGGCGTACCAGATATAAAGAATCCAAATCCCCGATTAATCGAGATAAGTTTTCCATCTGTTCCGCCTGTATGTCCATGTCCTGATCCAGAAAAGGTAAGCTTACTTTCAGCAATCCCTGCGCTTCCCGAGATATTAGCGTTTGTTACCCCTCCGTTATAATCATTGAGAATATTATTGAATTCCCCGTTAAGAGCTGATGCTGTTAATGTTTGTCCGTCTGACCATGTTGTTAGTCGTGAAATTACTGCCATATGTACACCTCCTTATCCATTTGTCCGTAGCCCCTTTCTATTTCCCAAAACCTGGAAATCATACATAGTTAATCCATTCGATGTTGATTCTTTGAATTGAAGCCCTAGAAGCGTTCCTGTTAATTGCTGGAGTGTGACAGGCGTTTTGGTTGTCATAGATCCTCCGAGCATTGATGTTCCGAGGATGAATGATCCCAGTCCCGGAGAGCTGCCAGCTAGAGAGATATTTCTTTGATTTCCGAAAGTCGTTGCCTGATCTATCCGGGCATTTACCGCCAGCGTTCCGGCTGATCCTGTATCATATTTGACGAAGGTCTGTTTCCACTTCGTTTTCCTTACCGAATCACCCAGAAAATCCCGTGATCTGATTTCACTTACTATCGCCGTTCCATTATCGGTATAGACAGAAGAATCAACCAGGAAGACTTTCCCGCTTGTCAAGGCATCTGACCAATAGAGTTTTGTGCGTCCTGAGATTGTTGAGAGGAAGAAAGTGTCAACAGTAAATCCGCTGGTATGTTTTACCCATGATCTCATCGGACCCTGTGCGGTCTGATAAAGTTTGTCGTGCCAGAGTTGAATGACGATGGTATTTGTCGTACTTGAGCCATTCGGCAAGGCCCAATAACAATACTTTCCGTCATAAATACCCGCTACTTTTGAAAGTTGCGAGAGATTCAGTCCCTTCATTGTTCCCTCTATTTCATATGAAACAATCCCAGCGTCGAGTAATGCTCCGTATAATGATCTTTCAAGCATCCGTATATGCGGTATGCCTCCTACGAAAGAGACATAATAGACGTTCTTGCCCACCGAAAGAATTGATCTATGGGAAGGTGTTCCGAAGCCGTAATTAAGAGATCCGGTATTCTGACCCGCGATAGTAGCTGTATTAAATGATGATCCTGAAAATCCGGTAATTGTCCAGAGCGAATTATTCTTAAATACCAGTAAATGATCGCTGTCCTGATTCGCGAAAGCATTGAGTCCTGTTATCGAGTCCCCGTCATTCGCGTTAATGTCGATAAAATTAGTATTAGTAAACGTAGTTGGAGTGCCAAGATCTGACCAGTATAATCTATTAGGATTTCCTGATACCCCTGCGACAAATAAATAATTATGGAACCAGAATCCAAATTTCCCAAGCGGCAATGTTGCCCTATTTTTTGTTACCGTTGCTCCATCATAGTCCACGACATCAGTTCCATTAAAGCCGAAGATCTTATCAGAAGCGACGACGAAATTCATCTGTGCATCTTTCGTGAGGTTTGCTGAACCTATGGCTGAGAAAGTTGTTCCGTTCGTTGATTCATATAGTTGCGCGTTAGAAGCTCCATTAAGACAAATAATGATTGATTTACTCCCATTTGATCTTTCAAATGCACTTGCTCCGAGTATATTTTGAGAACCTGCTATAGCGGTAGAACCTGTATTTCCTGATCGTTTAACTATTTTATTGTCTGCGATTAGAACATTGTCCAGAAGACTAAATACGCCCGTGGGAAGCTCATGGGAGGGTAACCTGTCATTCATACCGATAAAGAACTTCTCATCGAAGCGTGTATCAAATTGTCTATCTGCATTTAGTGTATTTCCTTGCATAACTATAATGGATGATCAAATATCGTATCCTCGTATTGCGCGTCAGCGATCAACCAGACTCCATCCGATTGCCGTTCTTTCAGAAAATTCTTCATTTCCAGAATCCCTTCCCTATACTCTTCCATATACTTCGCGGCATAATTCTCAGATTGTTGACCTTTTCGCAATAGAATCGCAGCAGCGCGGAGTTCGACCAAATAGCCATATTGATCGGGATATGGGATGGTGATAGTATCTGTGGTTGCGGATAGATCAGACGGGACGACGATTCCCCAAATACTGATATTATTTGTTCCCGCGTTTTGCGGAATAGGAGTGAAGCCGATGATTTGACTGCTAACTTGTCCATTCACATAATATCCCGCTGAGAAAAGTCCCGTTCCGCCTAGAGCATTTGAAGCCAATCGCAGAGGCATTTCATCACTTTTTATCGCGGTTGCGCGAAGTGCGGTAGAATTCGCGTCCGAGGGATTATAATTAATTTCAACTCTACGGATTTTAATAAGCCCGGAATTTCCTATCGAATATTCCTGTTGATTGACGACGGTGGATAATTGA